GGACTTTTTCACTGTGGTTGCCGAAGAAGCAGATGCAGCGAAGGACTATATCCTTGCGCGTTATGCTCGAGCGTTTTTTGTCACAGCAAGATTAAATGCGCTTGCCGATCGTATCCGTACCGCGATCGTGTTCATGATCCGAAAAAGTTCTGACATCGTGAATGCAACGGAACATCTTCGTTACTTTAATACTACGGATGGTCGACGTGCAATCTTAGATATGAGCTTACCAAGCTTTAATCTTTCGGCCAAGACGTTTAAAGAAACACAAGATTTACACTTGATGCACATTAGTCCGATTCCGATTAACACAACGGACGAAGAACCAACACTCTGGCTAAAGCTAATCAGTGATTACATGCTGAATGATCCAGATCGCATCGAGTACTTTCACAAAGTGTTGGCATACTTAATGTCACCATACAACTATAACCAAGTCATGATTTATTTTATCGGTGAATCAGGACGTAATGGTAAAAGTACTGTGATCAAAGTGTTACAAGATATTCTTGGACCACATGCGATTCGTATGAACGCAGAGTTACTTAACTCACAACCACAGTCATCATTTAAGAAGGATGACGCACTCGCAGCGACTGAAGGTCGTAGCTTACTGATCTTCAATGAAATTGACGAACGTATGATCGCATCTACACAAAACATTAAAGACCTTACCGAAGGTGGTCGTGATGAATTCGGAAATAAAATAATGACCGTTGTGCGCCCAGCTTATTCTAGAAACTATGAAGTGAACGTATGCGGGACTCCACTCGTGATTGCGAACTCACTCATTAATTTCGGAGACTGGTCCGCACTTGATCCAATCTTCAAACGGCTCATCCTTGTTCCATTCGAATACCGTATTACCAAAGAAGATCCAGACTTACTGAATAAACTTGCAGTAGAATATCCTAAGATCCAAGCGTGGTTGTATCTCAACTACTTTAAACACAAAGGTATCAAGCTCAAGCAAGAAACAAAACCTGCACACGTCGAAGCGAAGTTCAATCAATATCGCCAAGACTCAGACATCATCGGGATGTTTTGGACAGAATGTATCGTTGTAACCGGTGACAACAAAGATGAGATGCTCCGTAGTGATCTCTACCGTATGTATGAACAGTACTGTAAATCAAACGGACGTAAACCAATTCGTAATAAAGGCACTAACGGTTTCCAAAATTTAGTTGAAGGTTACTTACAAAGTGCTACCCTCGTACATAAAAACGGATCTTACTATGTGCAAGGTATCAAACGCTCGACGTTCTTTGACAAAGAAGTCCAGCATATATGAAAATAAAATTGTTGAACATGGGCTTCGTCAAAGATCCGAGCGGAGCCTATGTCAATCAAGAGCTAGGTATTAAAGTAAAGATAGTAGACACAGATAAACTTGAGATTAACACCAGCACAGGCGTAAGACACATTAGTATAAACGATCTAGAAACAATCATGATGGGAGGTAACATATGAAGACCGATGCATTCTTTCAAAACTTTATCAGTCCAAGATGCCACAAAGTGGAACACAATGTTACCGAACTTGATTCGTTCCGTGATTATGCCGTCCTTGTTAAAGCCACAGCGCTGTACCAAATCTATAAACACAATGTGTTCGAAACATCTGGACGATTATCCATTCGAGACTTCTACCAAGTTGCAGGCCAGTACCTCTATTACGATAAGTACGTTTGCAAACATGGTACTGAATTCTACTACTACGTTATCTTCAATGATAAGAACGAAATGTATAAGTTGACTAAGTCGCTGTTAGAAAAGCGCATCCATGCAAATCGTCCTGAAACATTGAAAGATCTCATCAAGATTTATTATGCAGTTACCAAGGAGGTAAGCAATGAATAAAAATCCATGGGTCGAGTTTCAAAGGTTGGGTGAACGTATCCGCAAACTGGAACGAATTAAAAATCCAACCAGCTATCAGATTAACACTTTAAAGCGCTTAAGAAAGGAAATTGCTATTATCATAGCAAGATTGTAAAACAATGTATAACAATAAAAAACGAGAAGACCAAATTGAATTAAGTAAGATCGGTAATAAGTACCGTAACAAGCTGGGTCAAGTCAGCTGGAAAGCTGCACAGGAAGAATTGAATGCAACGTTTGGAGAAAACAGTAATGCATCAACCTGGCAAAAACGTTCGGAACGTTTAACACAAGTTGACCACAAACAAGTTGTGACAAAAGAAACAAAAGTAACAAAGACGGAAGATCCATCGGCTCAACGTGAAACGCTTATTCAACTGCTTAAGCAAACTCGCACGATGGGAGATCTTCGTAAGGCAACTGGATTATCACGATATGAGATCTTAGGTGTTGTCAAAGAAATTGAAACCGAAGGTATCTATAGTATCAATAGTACTTATGATGGCGATGACTACGTCTTTTTACTCGAACGTAATCTTATTCCACAAAAATCTGAGTATAGTCACAACATGGGTGACACACGTACATTCACCTTTATGGTGATTAGTGATAGTCACATGGGTAGTAAGAATGAACAAGTTACTTTCTTACATTACTTATATGACTTAGCTCAAGAACGTGGCATCACGAATGTCTACCACTGTGGTGACATTAGTGAAGGCTTTAAGAAGTCTCGTGATGATCACATCTATTCGCTCCATGCAATTAGCTTTGATGATCAAGCGGACCATATTATCCGTAACTATCCAGAACGCGAAGGTATTACAACGTACTTCATTACCGGTAACCACGACCACTTCCACATTCAAAATGGTGGGGCTAACATTGGTAAACGTATTGAAGCTAGCCGTCAAGATATGAAATACCTCGGCATCAATACAGCCGTGATTAACTTAACACCAAACTGCAAGATGGAACTTTTCCATCCTCAAGACGGATCAGCGTATGCACTATCCTACTCTGGTCAAAAGTATTTAGACTCTCTCAGTGGGGGAGATAAGCCGCACATGTTATTCGTGGGACACCACCACAAGTACATTAGCATGTGGTACCGTAACGTCTGGTACTTTGAAGTCCCATCTACGCACTTACAATCTGACTGGGAAAAAGGTAAACGCATTCGTAACGATAGCGGTGCTTTGATTGTCACAGTTACCGTAGATGAAGATGGTACGTTGCTGGACTGCAACCACTCGATGATCCCGCATATCAAACACATCAAGAATGATTGGTTACAATATGCCGTACTTAAATAAGTTTGTCATCCGTAAAACCCTGAGCGACTATATGTCGCCTCAGGCGCAACGGGAGTTCCGCGCAAACATTGTTCGGGAGTTCCTAGCACAATGTCCGAATACGTTTTATAAAGCTAAGATTCCTGTAACGATGAACATCTTACTGCGTTACAAACACAATGTGTTAGCTAAGTATCCACGTTTAGATCTTGTTGCAAACTTATTTATCGAAGCGCTACATGGATACGCGTATGATACAGGATCACAGATCACCTCAATCATAATCACAAAAGAGAAGTCTACAACGGAAGATATCGTCATTACGTTAACAGACATGGTATAATAAATATATGCGCATTGTAAAAGTTAAAGAGCTAAGACCACGTGATTATAAAAAAGGTGTACGTGTTGGACAAATCGGTGAGGTCGTTGATCTTATTGAGAACGGCGCACTGCTTGTTAAGATTACTGATGTAGGTATGATCATGCTATTTAGTGATCAAGTTGAGGATGTTAAAGATGCGTAAGTTATATCGAGGATTAATCGGAGTGCGTAAGCTCGGCGAAACACGTTGGCACGTATTCCAAACACAACAAGAAGCTGCAGATTATCTGATGGTATCAAGACCGATGATCTCGTTAGCACTCTACGGTAAGTTTAAGAAAACTAAAAATGTCATTATGGATCATGAAGTTGTTTTCATGAAGAAAGGAGAACTACAATGACAATCAAAGAATTGCAAGAAATGATTCACCACAATGCGAAGGAACATGGATGGTGGGATAATCGCCGGGATATTCCTGAATTACTCGCGCTTGTGCATAGCGAAGTATCAGAAGCACTAGAAGAATATCGTACTGGACACGCCGAAGATGAAACGTATTACAGCGAAGGTAAGAAACCTGAAGGTATTCCTGCTGAATTAGCTGACGTTATCATCCGTGTGCTTGACTTAGCAGAGTATTTTGGTATCGATATGGAGAAAGCTGTGTTAGAAAAACACTTTTATAATATTACGCGTCCATACAAACACGGTAAAAAACTATGAGCTTTGATGAAATTAACAAACGTATCCAAAAAGAAATAGAAGAAAAGCAACTTCGTGAAGCCAATCAAGTTCCTAATAAACCTGTACATACCCCCACGGGTATGGTAGGTATGCAAGTTGCAAAGCCTGGGACAGAACGTACGATACTTGATGCGACAAACTTCCAGTTAATGGAATGTGAAACAGCGATGGTCGGTAGTAACAAACGCCGATATACTGTTGTAGAAAAAAATGTTCGTGCTACTTATAACAATCAATTTGTCAATAGTGCTGGCGAACGTACACATGTGATAACGAAAGATTTATTTGATTTATTATACGGTGTGTTAAACAGTGCAGGTAAACAACTTAACGATCTCCGCAGAGAAAATGCACATTTACAGGAACAACGTGACTTGTATCGTGGTACAATAGATGTGTTAAGAAAAAATGGAATTATTGATTAGTATGTATTACTGGTTTGAACCATACCTATTTAGATACATTGTATCTGGATTAATTATTTTAGGACTAGTTTTAGTATCAAGTTTATTTTTAGATGTCGAACATTACATTGCAAGTTTGCACGGGGGAAATGAAAGTGATAGCAGAAATTAAATCTACAGATCTAGAGTCATTAGTATCACTAATTAAACATCTTGCACTTGATGGTTATCAAGTTCTTATTACGCATGATGCAATTTTTTATAAAGCTATTATCGTTAAACCTAAAGTTGATGAGTTTATGTTTGAACTAAGTGATTGGAATTTTGTTTAATTATGTTATGATGGGGATATGATACAATACAGAAACTCTGCTCCCACTGAAAAGAAACTCGAAGTAGCCTTCGTAGTTTGGTGTCAACGTAAACAAATTATAGCGATCAAAGGACCTGCGAATACAGCGAAAGGTTTCCCTGATCGCTTTTTGCAATTACCTAATGGTGGTGGTACAATTTACGTTGAGTTCAAAGGTACAAGTTATTACACGCTTACACCGATTCAAGTTTGGTGGAGAGATTATATTCTTAGATCCAGTCCACATCGTTACTTTCTAGTAGAAAGTGCAGAGGATCTTGAGAAGTTAAAAGCAGCGTGTGAAAAGTTTATTGAAATTGGACCTGAACTTGTTGCATTTGAGAAATCAAAATTGTGATATAATTTTTAAGGAGGTAGTATATGCACACACAGAACTGCGAAGAATTTATGATGATGTTAGAAGAGATGGGCATAGCCTATACTCAAACACCTGAAAAAATTATTGTCGATATCAAAGGACTTGATCCTTTAGCGATGATGCCTTTAATGGAGCATCTCGATATGAAAGGTATTGACTACGCCATCGATGAAACCACAATGTATGTTATGCCACGTATGTGGGAGGACGAAACTTGGGAAGATAAACCTAAACAAGGTAACGAAACCCTCGCACTTGAAATTGATTTGTTTGCCAGGAAATATATTCCTGAATCGGATGATGCCTTCGGTAAATTTATGTATCACGCTGAGTTAATAAAAAATGGACACATGGATGTTCATCAACAAGATCTCGCGATGGTACAAGAACCGTATCGAAGTATACTGTTACAAATTATAGAAAAAGGAGGAATGTAAAATGTTTGAAGAAATTATCTCAGCCTTACAAGGTATGGATGTTGGCTTTGAAGAAATGCCTGATGAAGGTATGCTTAAAGTTCAAGTCGGCGAAATGGACAAGATGCAATTAATCGAAGTACTTAACATGGTCACATCAATGGGTATGAATGTTACTCAATTAGATGAATCAACCATGACTGTGTCTTCTGGCACTGCACCTATGGCCGAAGCTACTCCTACTGAACCTGAAACTGATGCACAACAAGCTGCGTTAGACGAAGCTCTCGCTGGAATGTAAGCATGAACCACGAACGTTATATTGCCCAGTGCATAGACATTGGTATTTTAACTACAGCCTCGATACGAAAGTATCCACTGCGCTCTGGGAATATAGCGGTTGTTTTAAAAGCATACGCATTAAATGCTAAGCTACCTTTTGAAATTGATAACAACAATCTTGATGTGTACGAATCGTATCGATTATTTTTAACAGAAAAAGGATTAGCTTGGCTCATTAATGAGTTTAAAAAGTATACACCTGCATTTTTACGTACAGGTTTTAATTATGCGTTTTCCATAGCATCTCAAGCAGACATTGACAATATTGATAATTATGTAGGCCTTAATAATTTTAAAGGTTTAATCGGTATTAACTATAAACAAGGTACACAGAATAAAGCATTGCTTGTACGGCAGTATGGTAAAAATAATAAACTACGTGTTGAAACAATGTTTGATACACTGGTCGATGCTCGTAAAGAAGTGTTACATCTTACACGTTACTATCCTGCAGAACAGTTTACGTTATATCGTTTAAGTAAAGAAAAGAAAAACGGTGTATACTATAAGAAGAAAGTTCCACTCTTTTTAACAGAAAATCGTAGAGGTAGCACCATGAACCTACCTCACTTGAAAGGAAAACTATGATCGCATTAGAATTATTTACAAAAACAGAAACAAAGTTATTGCACCTTGCTAACCTTTGGAACTTTGCTGAAGGTGTTTCGCATGTATACGATAGCTTATTTATTTCTAACCCTCACGAACTTGCAGCGTTGATCGGACAAAACACAACGTATCATGACTGGCAAATGTTTTTATCGGATAGTCGCATTCAAGATTACATTGATAAAATTATTTATACACAAGCAGGGATCATTGTTAATAAATACATGAAAGATGGTGTGCATGTTGGAATGGCTGATGCTACAAAACTAAACGCCGCAATTAAATATCGTGACGACCATAAACCAAACTTTGCTACACCTGTACAATACATTTATATTCAGACACCTCTTACTGTGGATGAGCAAGAGTTTTTACCTAACGTACCTGAAAATAAAAAAGTAGGTTTATAAAATGCCGAAGTCTATTATCGACATTAAAGTTCCTGAGTTTACTGAGGAAACAATCGAAGTCGTTAAACCGATTAACATTAAAGAATCTGTAATCGAAGAAATTAAACCTGTTCGTGTTGAAGTACCTACACGTTTAGAAAGTATTCAACAATGTCCTCGATGTAATAAAAAACTTGTATCAGCAAAAGCTATTAACGGTAGTGAAAGCATGTCATTTAAAGAATGTCCTGAATGTGGAACATTAATTAATACTTACAAACCTACAGCTTACCAAGCTACATTCTTACGTAGACCAGAACGTTATAAGATGACAGCCGGTGGTTATGGTTCCGGTAAGTCACGCGCAAACATTGAAGACGTTATTAAACATGTATTGCTTATACCGGGAGCACGTGTCGCAGTTACTGCTCGTACTTATCCTGCACTTGAAGCCACATTCGTAAAAGAATTCTATAGTATTTTTCCTGATAAACTAGTACGACGCAAGAATGATCAAAAGCACGAGATGCAATTAACAAATGGATCTGAAATATTGTTTCGTTCATTTGACGATGAAACTAAACTAAAGTCAATTAACTTGACGATGGCAGTCATTGTTGAATCATCTGATGTCAACTTTGCGGCGTTCACGATGCTACAATCTCGTATTCGTAATACAAATGCTATGATTCCTGAAGTAGATGAGAATGGTGCACCCGTTATGCAATGGGATCCTAACCAACAAGTATTTAAACCTAAGTATTATGTAGATGCTCGTCACATTAATTTAGAAACAAACCCGGACTCTGGTTGGGTTAAAACTAAGTTTTTATTAGATTCAGAAACAGTAGAGTTTTATGGAGACGCATACAACGAAGCATATCGCTTTAATAAAGAACGTGATCCACAGAAGTATACACAGGTCGTGTCTACTAGTGCAAATCCTTACTTACCGGCTACGTATGAAGAGGAACAAACACGCGGAAAGTCTCAGGCATACATTCAACAATACTATAAAGGTAGCTTTAACTTTTCTAGTAATCTAGTATTTCCTAACTTTGGTGTGTGTATTGTTCCACCGCATCCTTTGCCTAGAGCGTTTAATGAATCTGGCAATCGAGTTTTATATTATGTTATTGGTGTTGACTATGGTATCAACGATCCAACGCATGTTATTTACGGCGCGTTTTCTACAGAAACACGTAAGCTTTACATCTATGATGAGCTACGCATTAATAACTCTGATATTAAAACCATTGCACGTGAGTATCGAAAAGAAACTAAAATCAACGGTACAGACCTAGATGGTTTACTTATGATGCCAAAGTTTGATGGTCGAAGCTATAGTAAACGCGAAAGTAATCTTGTTACGATTGGATCTATGTTTGAAGATGAAGGTTTGTTCTTTGAACCCTCGTTTGCTACACATGAAGCACGTATCATTAAGATGAACTCGTTGCTTAATCATGGACAGGTTGAAATATTTTCTACGTGTGAGTTTTTAATTGATGAAGCTTTAAACTATAAGTTTAAACTTGACAAGAACGGTGCTCCTAGTGACAAGCCGGAAGACGGACGAGACCACGGTATCACTGCTTTAGAGTTTGTTGTAGTAGAACTTCCGCATAATTTACAAGAATTAAAACTTAATGTATACTTACCTAGTGGAAAAAGTTTCATACACGATAAACAAAAGAGTGCTATAATAAAAAATACAGGGACATATTTTGACCCGCTTAAGGAGAATAACAATCGTGGAAATGATCGTAATGGCTTTGCTAACAATATCACTTATACTGGTAACAGTAGTGTTATCCATGCAAGTAGTGTTTATGACGAAGCTAATGAAGACGAAGAAGAAAACTTCAACAAACCGCTCGGTGCGTGGATCCCGAAGTAAAGAACCCGACAATGATGGAGACATTACTTATTCTTTAAAAGAAGTTCAGGAAGCTATTGAAACTGCTCAACATGGTAACACACTAGGGGAAGACGAAGATGTTGCTCAAAAAATCTTAGCAGAGCAAGCAGCAGAAGAAGCTGTCAAAAAAGAAAAGCTTCGTCAACAAGAAATTGAAGAAGCAATTATCAATAGCACTCAACGCCAAGCAGATGCTATTAATAAAACCTTACAAGAAATTATGTACGGTCCTTTACCTGAAAAGAAAGAAGGTAATAAATAATGGCAGAAAAATTTAAGTATGATTTGTTTACTTTAAAAACAATGTTTGATGAGTATCGTGCATTCAAGCAAGGTACATTGCGGGAGTGGCGTATTATTCGCTCGCTTTATAAAGGCGAGTTTTGGGCTTACTTTAAAAAGAATCTAAAAGAATATACGATTACTCCTGACTGGAACTACTTTGAATACGTGGTGCAAGGATATTTAAACTCTATTTATAGCGGTGCGTTTATTGGTACTGTCACTCCTCGTTTTGCAAAAGATGAAAAACAAGTAGAAGCTTTAAATGCTTTTATCGCATACCATTGGAATCACTGGGGTATGAAGAATAAATTTTTACATGTTGGTGAAAACGCAGAGCTTTATAACTTAGGTGCTATGCGTGTTGACTGGGATGCTCAAAAAGGACACATCAAACTTAAAGCATTATCACCAGAAGAACTTTACTTTGATCCAAGTGTTGATTCGTATAAAGATGGTGAAGCTATTTTTATTGAACGTGCAGTTAATATTGATTCGCTTAAGAAGTACGAAAAGTTTAAAGACGCTGTAACAGCTTATGAAAAAGCACATCGTAATGTACTGAGTGACAAGACGCAAAACAACCGTCTTGCTGGTTATGAAAACAATACAACGACAGGTAACAAAACTGTATCGCTTATTGAATGTTTTATTCGTAACGAAGAAGGCAACATCGACCAAGTCTTTATTATTAACGAAGATCAAATCATTTATGAAAACTTAGATCTTCCTTTGAAACGTTTCCCTATTGTGTGCTACACGCCACAACGTCCTGATGGTAATCCGTACGGTAATTCTAAGTTAACAAAGATTCTTAACACCGTCATTGCACTTAACATGCTTGACTCAATGGAAGCAACTCAACCTTATCGCGTACTTAATCGCGTACGATTTGTTAACACAGATGGCCGTATTAATATGCGCTCGTTTGCAGACTACGGTAACACGCCTGGTGCATCTTTTGAAACAAAGGGTGATCCGCGTAACATTGTCAACTATGTAGACGTGCCTGTGATTCCTGACTTAAGTCCAATTAAACAACGTTTAGAAAATTCTATCTTTCAAGTAACCGGTGTTGACCCTTACTATAAAGGACGTATGACAAACAGTATTCAAACAACCGGTGCGACGCAGGCATTCCAAGCGCGTGTCACAATGCTTACAGATAACTCGCGTATTACGTTGTTAGAAGAATTTTGTGAAGATCTTACAAAGTTAGTTATTGATTATTATTTTGCGTACGGAGGTGACCGTACATATACAGTGCCTAAACTTTCTGCGACAGGTACTAATCGTGTTGTTGATCAAAACGAATTACGTTTTAATGAAATGCGTGAACAAGGTTTACGTTTTGATTATCACATTGCTGCATCCACACTGCTACCAATGAACCAAGCTAACTTGTTTGATTCTGCTAAAGCACTGTATGAAATGCAAGCACAGTATCAAATCAACCCACAAATTATTACACCACAAGATCTTGTACGATTCTCTGACTTTCCACAAAAAGATTTGTTCTTACAACGTCTTGAAAAAGAAAGCCAAGATAATATTGCTGAAACTTTGGTGGCAGATCTTACAAACTTTGCGTCTATCTTTAGTCGATTGCTGTCTCAAGGATTATCTGAAGAACAAGCCGCACAACAAGCCATTACCATTCTTATCGAAGAAAAGAACGCAATGGAACAAAATCCTTCAATGGGTCAAGGCTTTAAGTAAACTTTACACAAAATGCACAATGTTTTTACACATTGTGTTTTTTTGTGCTATAATAAAGATAGTAAAGGAGGCATTATTGTGCCAAACAAAACCGACGTTATACGTATTTCATACGTAGCTGACGCAACAAAAGGTACGATTGAAAGTAAGATCTTGCCGCGCATCAAGCGTGGAAACTCTGAAGATATCAAACCATACCTTAGCGCAGTATTAAGTTCTATTAACTTAGGACTTACGGCAGTACTAGCTGACATTCCTGTCCTACGTCCTGCAACAGAAGCAGAGATCAGTGCCAAAGTCTATATCTTTAAAGAAGAAAAAGACAACGCATTGTACCAAAGCCGTAAAGCAATTCATGATGCGGTTGCTAAAGTGTTCGATGATACACTTAAAAATTTGTTTCCTGACATTCGATTTATTCAAGAATCAATTCAGCATCAACAATATACTGTCACAGAAATGACAGAAGCCGAAGCCGAAGATCATAAACGCTTTATTGAAGATCTTGCTAAGGAGGTTCGTGAAGATGAGTAAGGTTTGTAAAAACTGCGGTGGTACAGATTTTAATTTATTGGCTAGTAAAATTGCAGGTATGGATAAAGTTATTGATATCTATATTTGCCGTAAGTGTCATTACAGTTTAGAAGTCTCTACTATTAAAGAAACAAATCCTGACTTTTTTAAAGTTTTAGATGACGAAGTAGACGTACCTGATCCAGAGTTTGAAGACGTAGAACTTTTTGAAGAAGATCCTTACGAAGATGATGATGGTGGTTGGGATCCTAGTATCGGATGATATACTATAGTTCTTATCCTGACTTATATAAAGTCATTGATATGTTCACAACTATGAGTGATGAAGATAAAAAGTATTTATTCTTTGATAACTCATACTTCTATATCAAGCTTACAGAACTACACCACAATATTATCAAAGGCAGTTGTCTAATGATTGTAGACAACTCAGGTGAAACAATAGGGTTTGTATCAATAAGTCTTGATCAAACTGAAATATTGTTTATAAAAGAACTATATTTAGTTCCTAATAAAAGAGTTGGTTCACTCCCATTATTACTAGAAATGTTTACTCATTTAAAAAAGTTTTATCTCAGACCTATAAAGTTTGTAGTACATGAAGACAATAAACGTATGCATCGCCTGGCTAAGTTTATTAAAGCAGAAGTTGTAGGCGCAAATAATGACAAGTTAGAATACCTTGTCAAAAATTAAGGAGGCCTTATGGCAACATTTGTAGAATTAAAAGATGTAAGTTTAGACCCGCGTTTTATTTTGGGATACGGTAAAATGACAATCCCACAAACAATGCAAACACCAGAAATGTATGGAATTACTGTATGGATTGCTGATGTACGGGAACCCATTGTTATTACGTATGAAGATAAAGAAGAACGTAACCAACAACTTGTATTAATTAAAACGGCAGTAGAAGCTTTAAGAGAAGCGTTATAAAATGTCTGACAAAGTAGAACAAGCAGTAGAGAAAGCAACACAAATTATTACGAATAAAAAATCTCGTAGTGTTATTTTCTTACTACTTTCTTTACTTGTTGTACTAGGAATTAACGGTGTGCTTCCTGTTATTGAAGGACAAGCTCAGTACACAGTTGGCGCAGTCGATATGACATACGGAGAGTATGAAGTTCTTAAAGCGGAAAATAATAACTACCGTATTACATGGTACTCAGAGCAAGCAATTAATTTATACATTGCTAACTATGTGTTACAAAATCCTGGTACAAATCCATTTGAAGTAGAAATTCCTGACAACTTTAAAATACAAGTTAATACAAAATTCTTTTTTGAATACCCGTTCTGGTATATATCAACAGCAATATCTCTTGGATCAGCAATTATGTTGTTCTATAGCTTGTTTAATTACTTAATTACTTTAGCTAGAGAAAGATATAAACGCTACGTTGATATTTCTAACGAAGTCGATGAGATGACGGAAAAACATTTAGATCCTGTTACATTTGAACCGTGGATACATGATGTGTTTAATCGTCAACGTAAAATACAACAACATCGATCTAACGTTAAGTACAACATTGACTTACTAGAACGTAAAGCTAACTATGCAATTCGTAAAAAGTTTAAACCATACTTTAATGCGTTGCGTAAAGGTGAAGACGCTAAACTTATACTTGAAAGTTTAGGTGAACTTACACGTAAAGAAATATACTATCTTAAAAAGAAAGAACGTTACTTACAATTACTCGAAGAAGATTATATTAAAGAATATGTTATTGATGGTTTTGTAAAACACTTTAAATACATCAGTCCGATGTTTGTTTACAACGGTACTGAAAATGAAGGCGTTAGTGTGGATAGCTACTCATTGCTTAATAGTAATGAACGCCGTCTTGCTAAAGATGCTACTAGTAAAATATTCTGGACAATTGCAACTACGTTTTTATTCGCAATACTTATCACAGTAACGGCTGTGTCTTCGTATCAACAAGATCCTTTCTGGATTGTGATCAATGCAGTTTCTAAGATCGCTCCACTAATATTACAAGTACCACTGGCTATTGATTATAGCAACACGTTTATGGATGGTCAGTTAATGACTAACCTAATCAGCCGTCGATCAATTGGGTTACAATATCTTGCTGATATAAAGAAAGGAGTTGATTATGCCAAAACGAATTAGCGCCGAAAAGGATATGCAAATCCTGGCAGATATTGGCTTAGGAATGTTAAACAAAGATGTCGCAGCTAAATACAATGTGTCTCCATCTTACATTTCTAAATTATCTTTAGGGAAAAAAGTACCGGACATACATATCCCGAATCCTATTCAGTTCAGTGTCCGACAAATTAATGTGCATCAAGCGACATTAGATGAGCTACAGCGAGTCATTGATGAGAATCAAGTACTTGCAAGTGAAGATGAATACATTAAAATTCTTAAGGACAGAATTAAAAACGCCTTAATAGACGCAAAACTGTACATTGAAGTACTCAAAAAATTTAAAGGAGATTAATATGAAGTACCAATTCGAATTTACGTTAGCCGAACTTAATGTTATCTTATCAGGGTTGTCTAAGTTACCTTACGAACAAGTCAGCAAGTTTATTGAAAACATTGTTGCTGTCGTTAACGAAACCAACGCTGCTGCTGATAAAGAAGAAAAAGGAGATAAATAATTATGGCAGACAAAAAAATTAGTTTAGAAGAAGCCTTAACTCAAGCAGCTGGTGGTCCTGCACCAGAACCTCAAGAAGCTCCAGAAGCTCCTGAAGAAGAAGTGGTTGCGGCTCCTGTAGAAGGAACTGAACCTGAAGAAGCTGAAGAAGCGCCTGTTGAAAGTGAAGGAAGTACTGGAAAAACTGTTGAAACAAAACCTGCAAAACCTGCAGAAGAAAGTGAAAAGAAACCTAACCCGATGAAAGAAGTCCGTGAAAAGTACACCACGGAAAAACAAATGCGGGAAAAAATCGAAGGAGCTATTACTCGTTTTACTAACGGTGACTACGGCTTTAAGATTAAAGACTTTAATGTTGATGGCAAAGTCGACTATGATGCGTTGACTAAAGCAATGGATGAAGCTGATACAAAAGTTAAAGCTGAATCACGTGGGATTACTCCTGAAGTCCAAGCTGAAATTGATCGCATTGAAAAAGAAAAAATTGAACTTAACAAACAACGCTTACAAGTTTCTATGGATCGTGCATTAACTAACTTGCAACTAAACATGAATCTTAAAGGTGGAGAAATCAATAACTTCTTTAAAGACGCAATGTCACAAAAGAAAAATCCATATCAATGGTTAGCACAAGGTGGCGATCTTCAAGATCTTTATATCTTAGTCTACCGTGATCAATTACTTAAACGTGAAATTGATAACGCAGTTGAACAAGCAAAAGTTAAATTTCAAGAAGAAAGCACACGACAAGCTAAAGTGCCTGCCGCAAATCCTGCTAAACCTTCTCAGCCTAAAACTACAAATACTACTGGGCCGTCCTTACAAGATTTACTAGCACAAGCTGCTAAGAAATAAAAGTAAAAGACACACCTTCGGGTGTGTTTTTTATTTACACACTATTGTTTATTTTGTTTTGTGATATAATCAAAATAGATAATGAGGAATTTTTGCAATGTTAACACAACAAGAACTGATTGATAGACTGAACCAACTAACCTTACGTTACAACTTAACGTGGTTTGATGTTAAGTATGATGCAGATAAAGCTATCAATAAAATCAACGGTTTTATGGGTACAAAATATCCTAAGCTTTCGGATTATTTAAAAGCGCCTGAAGACACATATAGTATTACTAACACAGTAGATGAAGTAACAACTGAATACGAAATTATTAAAGAAGAATATTTTCACAGTGTTATTATTCCTTACATAGCTACAGAAATTCTTGCTCGTGATGAAGAGTTTACAACAGTGTTTACTAAGTATACTAACGAAATGCAAGAAGGTTTGTTTGACATGTTCCAACGCGAATTTAATAGCGTACCGTTTGAATTCAGACAAAACCCTGGTGAAGGTGTTTTCTTTGGAGAAGATACAGCACTTGGTATTACACAACACAATGATCGCAACTTAAACATTCCTACATTTAAATTTCAAATTAAATATTTTCCTAATAACAACGAACTAGCTTTGACTTCTACATTTCCTGTAGACCCTAAGTCTTATGTCTATGACGAAGAAGCTACTGTTTTATTTCCAGCATCACCTAACAATACTTTTTACAGTATTGATGGAGCTACAGTATTTACATTCGCTGGATGGGGACGTGATCGTATCAATGGTTTAGTTGTAGGATCTAGTTACGTAGAAGTACCTGGAGTTCCTACTGTTATTAAAATGCGTGCTGATTTAAATCTTTATGCTTACTGGACACCAAGCTCTGTACTTAATATTACTTCGAGCGGTATTGTAACTATTAGTTCGACACATCGCGCTAACCTTGTTAACTTAGTTATTCCAGAATATGTCGGAGGTATTCAAGTTATTACAATACCTACTAGCTTTGTATCTGCTAATGCTCCTACGTTAGATGTACTAGGCGGTATCTACTTACCTAGCTCTGTTAATACAGTTAGTCTTGGCGGGTTTGCAGGATTTAAAGGTGATCGTATTGAACTTAATGAAGGTCTTGAATCTATTGGAGCAAGCGCATTTTCGTCTACACCTAATTTAAAAGAAATTATTATTCCTACAAGTGTTACAACAATTTCATCGTTAGCGTTCCCTGAAGTAGCAGGTAAACATCTTGTTATTAAATGCCGTCGTTTAGAAGCGAACAAACCTGCAGGATGGGCTGCTGATTGGTACGCTCCTAGTAATCCAAGCAACGATTATAGTGTAGAAATTATTTGGGGTTATAATGGCGCGTAAAGCAGTACAGGGTTATCCTGAAAAATCATTTTACGATAACACACGTTATCTAGGAATGATTGCAACAACGGATCCTTTGCAAGAAGGATTCTTTAAACATATCGTAAACTTTGATATATCTGATACTGGTCAATCTGTACAACCACGTGATGGTTTTATTACGACAGCTTTTACAAATCCAGGTGATACTTCATTAAGTAATAAAACAATTATTTTTAAAAGTGCAGACGATTCTGCGTATATTATCTATGATTTTACGCAGAAAAAAGGTTACCGTGCTGATTTATCTGCATATAATTTAACGAATCAATACTTACCTATTGAGGCTACTATAGCTGAATTTGATTGGAGTAGTTTTTTTACTTACTTAGATGAAACTGTACCAGCTGTGCACACTTATTATGTAGGTGCAGGTTATGATAATACTTTAACTTATATACAAAGTTATTTGACTATTATTCCTGAAACTAAAGTTGAATTTATTTATGATGAAAATGGTATACGAAAAACATTAGTTAAAGCTTACCTAGCGATTCCTGATAATCCAACAATTACATTAACTATTCAAATGTACTATCGCAGCGATGCTGTAACTATTAACGGCGTTGAATATGCTAATGGAAATGTATTAATATTTGAATGTGTTGATAACTTTAAACATCCGACATTAGTTTCTAGTGAACGTAATTTGTCTGTCAGTAAATCTATTATTCCAGACCCAATGCAAATACTTTATGCATCAAAACCAACTGGACATAATAGTAACTTAGGAAACTTTGTTTATATTTATGATAGTAGTAATAATTACATTAATAACTTTATGTACCGTAATATTAATTATAATATTAAACCTTACTTTTCATTAAACCCTGCATACTATGATTTAAATAATGATGTAAACACTAGTGACAAATGGGCTTATCGTTTGGAGTTATTTAATACATCAACAACAGTAGGAGATCAAACCAAAGACGCTAGTTTTACTACACCTTGGTTTACTTATGGAAATGGTAATGCACCTGTAGAAATTTTTCCTAAAGCAAACTTTGATAATTCAATAAGTTTAGATAGTGCTGATCGATCTGAAAATCATTATAAAGGTGCAAGGCATGTTATATTTATTTTTCCTAAAACTTTATACCCATCCGTAAGTTCTAAAAGTTTTAATAGCTCAACTCAAGATTTTACTGAAACTTTTTTTGGTAAAGATTCATTAGGTAACTTTGTTAACTATGCTACTGCTCCTTATTTTTTATTTTTTAGTACAATTAAAAATATACAAGATACTTGGTTAGCTGAACTTGAAAAAATTAAAGATAAAAAAAGTTTAATAGATGTTATTGACACGCTTTCAAGTTCAGCCTTTTTTTATGTTTACAATTTAAATACAATTCCTGGCGGTGATCAATATTCTATTTTTGATGAAAGTATGCAGAGCACTGCAAAGTCTTTAACGGAATCGTTTGTTATAGAAAAAGGTTCTATTAATGATGAATACAATCTTTTTTTAACAGGTACAGAATTAATTGATCGTATTAATAGTGATGGAATGTTTAATAACAATAATGATATTGTATTTAAATTACTTCCATTCGGTTCTAATAATACTCATGTAGAAACTACTGCCAGTGTAACTTTTGCAAGTCCTATTGAGTTTGGCGATCAACAACCTTATTATGTTAATTCAACACCAGTAAGTACATCGGGATATTCTTTTGGTCAAATAGTACAAGTAAGAAGTACAGGTCAAGTTTATAAACTTACTATTGTTGGGCTTGGTACTCCACAGTGGTATGCACAAGGAAGTGCTTATGGTTCTGTAGGAGATAGAATACAAGGAGTTTATTATATAGACTCTCGTACAAATAAAAAATACATATGGGAAAATGTAAACAATGATGAAGGTCCTTTAACAGAAGTAACTACAGCTAGTACACAAAAAATAACGTATCGTTGGGCATTTGCTGCTTTAAATTATTGGAATGAAGATGGATTAAATAGTGGAGCACCTAATGTGTACACAATGTATCATAATGCTTACAATTTATTTTATAGAAATGATTTTCCATTTGTTAAATTTAATTGGGACACGCTTAAGTATGATATTCAAACAGATTTAACTGAACTTAAAAATTATACAACAACTAGTCCAATTAGTTTTACAAGCGGAAGTAATTTTAATGATTATAGTGATCAACCTCCTTGGTATGTTGTGACTGCTAACGGTGTTGCACCTTCTTTTACAGCAACTTATAATACCGTTGTGCAATCAAGCAATGGTGGATATTATAGACAAACAGTTTCACCTAGCGGAAGTTCGTGGACCCCAATTTATGGTGGAGCATATCCAACTATAAAGTCACAAGGTGCTTTATATAAAGACACCCGTGATAATAAAATATATCGCTGGGATAACCCAACAGGTATAGAAGGACGTATGACTTTTGTTGGAAGCGTTAAGCCAGACTTAGTTGAAAATGGTTTTTTTGATAAAGGATTATCTGGTATATTTTATATGAGGCCGTATCAAACAAGTGAACTTACAAATAGTTATTTTTCAAATGATGAAACAATTAAGCTTGCTTGGAACAACACAGCATTAGTACAATCTTTTAACATTCAATATGGGTATAATGATGATGACGTAACTTATATTGAAAAAACAATTACAAAAGAACCTGAACAAATATTAAGTTCTTTAAACCAATTAGTTTTTGAAGACAGTAGACTTTTAGTGTGGAACAAAAATGTTTTGTACATTTCTGAAGAAGGACGTTACTATTGGTTTAAAGCTAAAAACAAAATTGAGTTTGGTGAAGATATTGTTAAAGTACTACAGTATAAAACAATTATACTTGTATTTACTACTCAACATCTTTACGCAGTTTACCGAGTTGAGACAACTGTTACTACAATTAATCCGGCCACAAATCAACTAGAACAAAACGTGACTGGTGTAGCTTGGTTAAAACAAATTGTTCTTTATAATCTTTTAGTTAGCAAAGAATACGCCGATGTTATTCAAGTATTTAATCAGATGGTTTTATTTTACTCAGCAGATGGACAATTATACATGATCCGCCCAAGTACAAATATTGATGATCAAACACGTTTTACTATTCAATTTTTTAATAAAGCTGTTAATGATGTGTTACAAAACTATGACGTATATATGAATGAACGTTTAGCTATGTATGCTAAAGATACTCGTGTCACTAAAGATCAAGTTAAGATTAAGGCCTTAGTGTCAATTAACTTTATTAAAATGTTTTACTATGTACCAGGTGTCATGACTTATATAGTTATTTATGACGTTATTAATAATCGTTATACGGTTTATGATACGCTGACATTTACAAACATTTATGATAAATTTTTTGTTGAAAGTGGAGACTTGTACATTACTGAACAAAATAATAAAATTTATTTTACTATGCATTACGTTGAACCTAATGTTCGTGATAACCATGTCGACATTACTTTTACAAACAACTTTAAAAAAGAAGGTATTAATTGTTTAATTGATACAGGTAACTTGAATCTTAATAACCATTTAAACAAACGATTCCGTGATCTACATGTCGTGTTTAAGAATCTTAACTCGAGTAATTTATTATTTAATCTTGAAACACATATCGATGATATTATTGCTAAACCATTTTATAATGAACAACTTGAAGTACAAGACATTAATGGAGTAAGTTATTTTGTTAGTGTTCCTAAATTAGACAATTCTTTAATCGAGTTAGTCGATGTAAATCAAATATCAGAAACTGCAACAGATGTACTTAAGTACTCATTAACAAATAATTTATTTGAAAATAATAATATATTAATGGATTTTAGTTCATTTAATTCTAGTAAGTTACTTACACACCGTACTTCGATTTTAGGTTTAGGTAAAGTATTTAGATTTAAATTACAATTTATTTCAAAAGGTTTATATAAACTGCAACATTTTGGTATTATATATAAGGAGCGTAGAGTATGAAGTTAAAATTAACTAACGGTAAAGTTGAAATAGTTCAGATGAAAGTGTCTGAATTAATTAATCATACTTATTTAGAGTATGAATTTGAAACTAACACTTCGCACTTACATCCTACACTTACTATTAATGGTAAACAGTTTAAGGAACAAAGTACTTTTATTGAAATGCCTGACATTAATACACCTACTGTAAATATTAAAGTGGAATTATTTGATGACAATAATACACCTATTCATGTTTATCAATCTAATTTAGCGTATAATAAATATCAGATAACTGGTACAAAACCAATTCGTCCAGATATTGAAGAATACATTTTTTCACTTGAAAAACGTATACGTGATCTTATTAATGAGTATGAACTTAAGTTATTAGAACTTGAAAACAAAGGAGAAGTCGTATGAGATTTAAATTAAACTTACAACAATTTGGTGGTCAAGGCTTTTTAGGATTACGTGATTTAAGTATTGTAAAAAATGGACAACGCTGGAATGTAGATGTACGAGGTACTAATGCTAATTGGAATTTAGAAACTGCCGAAGCGTCTAGATTAATTGACAAAATTTTACAAGAAGGACGTCCTTTAACTGAGACCGAATTAGCAGCACTTAATACAGGCTTAGATACAGCAACTTTGCGTAATGCACAAGCTTTAATTATTAACAACAACAAAGATAAGTTTGGATTTAGTATAAATTCTGATGGTACGATTTCTCAAAATGAAGGTTTACAGGTTCCAGGTGGTGATCAAGCTAGTGCATTCAATGAATACTATCGAGATCTTTATTCATTAGAACCGGGAACTGGTGGTGCTGAAATGTTACAAAGACTAGAACAGTCTTATCAAAACCAAGCCCAACAACAAGCTATGCTAGCAGATGTCGGGTTTCAACAAGCCGCGCTGCAACAAGCGCAAACTGTAAAACAAATTACAGATCAAGTTAGATCAGAACGTATGGCGCGATTACGAGCGGGCATGAGCGAATCTCAGATTGCTAATCAAGATATGCAAATGTTATTAACAAATGTTAATACTTTGAATCAAAATGCACAGATGTTAAACCAAGCGAGGTTAGAAGCTCAAGCAGGTATTAACACTGCACAGGATCAAGCTTATCAAGACTTCTTAGCACAGTCAGCACAACGTGGTCAAGTCGCATCAGCAATGGCTGCATCAGACGCTGGTGATGTATATCAACAAACGATTCGTCAAATGTCTACATTATATGGTAATGACCCATCGAAGTGGACATCTACACAATGGCAACAAGTCACACAACAAGTGACTGGCGCAAATAACAAATAAGAAAGGAGGAATAATACATGGAACAAATTATTCAATTCTTAGAAGAATACTGGGGAGTCTCAGTCGCTGGAGGTTTAACAGTTGGTACACTGGTTACGTTTATCGTAGTCCAAGTTAAGTCCATTATTTTAAACAACGCCAAGAACGCTGAACTAAGCCAAGCTATTAAAACGTTCAATCAGTTAACTGAAAAGTATAACCAACTTGAACAACGCTACATTGCTTTAGAAGAAAAGCATCAGTATTTAGAACAAGTTAATCTTGCGACATTCAAAGCTTTGTCTTTTATTGTGGTGGCTTCTAAGCTCCCTTCAGAAGATAAGATCGCTTTGCAAACAGAGTTTGCTAAACTTACAACGTTTGCACCAAAGCCGGCTGAACCGTTACCGTTAGAAAAGTTAGCACCTGCAGAAACTAAAGATGTAGTTGCAGAAACTGTTCAAACAGTTGTTGAAGCTGCTAGTAGTTTATTAACGAAATATATCGAGAAATAAAAATGAAACGAAAAGTTAATCAAGATTACCGAAAGTTAAAGAACATGTATTACTGGATTGCATTTGCGATCGGGTATGCTTTTCCTTTTACTTACTTTGCAATTAAGTTAGGCTTTACGCAAGACTCTATGTCTAGCAAAATTGTAATGCCAGTATTAATTGTAGGTATCTTAGGTGTACTTAAGTTATCTTCGGACTTACCTCGATGGGTCAGTACATGGGAACCTAGTTTTTATAAAGGACTTATGAAAGCAGTCCCTAAATTAATTTTGTTTATTGTGTTAATTACATTAGGGCTTAGCCTAAAGTATGTAATTGAACAATCAATCGAAGTTAAATTTGCTGCGTACTTTGAAACAGTATTAGTATTGTTTGGAAGTATGTCTATCGCCAGTATCTTTGAAGCGTTCCACCTTAAGTACAAAGAATTGTATCTTATTTCTAAAGGTTACGTGTTAGGAGTTGTGAATAAATAATGGCAGTATTCTTAGAAAAGAAACCTTTACTAGTACGCAACGGTATTGTGCAGCAACTTAAACAAGCTGCTAATAGTTTGACGATCCAAGAATGGAACAATGTTGTTAATACTTTAAAAACACAAACTAATTTAACCGTAGAATACTTAGAAAAACTTCATCGTGCTTTGTTTGGTATATGGGAAGCTAATACTTCTGATCTTCAAGAGTTTGTAGACGAAGGCATTATTTACGATATCCTTGCACAAATCGAAGAAATTAAAGACGGTGCTACACTTAAGACAAACTTTTACGGTAAAGCTGATGAAGCCATTACTAAAGGTGACTTTATTATGTTCGGTGGTGCGCAAGGTGATCACATTTTATTTAAAAAAGCTGACGTTAATAGTGAAGGATTTATTCCTGAATATATTATGGGTGTCGCTGAATCGACTATGGCACAAGGAGACTTTGGCTATGTACGTTGGTTTGGTACTGTTCAAGATCTTGAATTAAAAGAAAACGATGAAAATATTGAAGAAGGTAAGTTACTTTGGGTCGGTCAAACTCCTGGTACTTATACAACAACTGAACCTGCTGTTGGTTCTCGTATATTAATGGCTGTTATTGAAAAAGCTAGTACAGGTAATGCTGCTAACGGCGTTATGTTAGTGCGTCCTACGATTGGTAACTCACATGACTTTAATATTGTTAACGCACAAGATGGTGATTTCTTACGTTATGATAGTACTAGTAAACATTTTAAAAATATTACGGCTAATAAAGTTGTTGTTTCAGAAACTGAACCAACTAATAATGAATCAAATGATTTGTGGTTTGACATTTAAAACTTATGTTATAATAAAAAAAGGAAAACAATATGGCAAATAAAAAACAAACAGTAGAAACATTAGATCAAGGTGTATTACTTACAGATAATGTATGTAGTAATTGCGCTACTTGTGAAAGTAATCTAAAACAAATTATTAAAGAACGTGACGAAAAAACACAGACTATCTTTGATAAAGATAAAGAAATTATTAGAATTCAAAAAGAACATGAAGTAAAGTTAAAAGATGTTCAAATGGCATTAGATACAAAAATTAAACAATATGAATTACTTAGTTCTAAGTTTAATGATCTTGCTAAACTTTTTGATGAATATATTAAAAGTTCAGAAGATATGGTATCATTACATCAGATGTTATTAAGAAATAATTTGCGAACACAAGAATTAATGCAAATTAAAATAAAAGCCTTTAACGGCGAAGGAGAAAACAAAGAATGATTATTAAAAAATGGGATGGCGGTACTAGCCAATGGGTTGCACAAAGCCCTAAAGTAAACGCTGCAGACATTGTAGTTAATGTAGGAGCTGGAACTCTTGTCAGTATTTTTGGTGGTGGAACAAGTTCACCTAAAATTTTACCTGCATATTTACCTGACAGTGTATTTGACAGTCTATTTTTTGCAGGTAGTACAATTGGTACTATTGGTTCAGCCCAATCAAGAGGTGTTCTTGCTTCAGACTTAATTACAAAATTATATGAAGCCGATGCTGCAGGAAGAAGTGTTGTTGGGTATTACTGGGTTATAACTTCTGCGGGAACCATTAGTGCTTTAACTGGTATTCCAGAAAACTTTATTGCTGAAGGTGATCCAGGCGATGGCGAATACGCTACATTACAATTTAAACCTCAAGACGGTGGTACAAATACAACTGCCAATGCTTCTTCAGGTACACTTGAAGTAGGGGATTGGTTCGTAATTGAAAAAGTTGAAGGTAATGGAACTGAGAGTACTCCTTGGTTGTTTACAGCTTCTGTTATTAACAACTCATTTGAAGTGTTTACAGGTGCTACAAGTAATGCAGCAGGTACAGCGGGTATTGTTCCTGGCGCAGCAGCTGGTCAACAAAGTTATTTTTTACGCGGAGATGCTACATGGGCGCTTCCTGTTACGTATTCAATCAGTACAGAAGCTAGCCAAGAATCTGATGAAGCGTTTATTCGTTTAACTGCTGGAGGATCTGGCAGTGGTACAGACGATATTACGTTAGCTGTTGGTACAACCGGAACTAGTAATACAGCTGGTTTAACAATTCAACAAGCAAGTGATGTTATTACGTTTAAACACGCTGATACATCTTCACAAGCCTCTGTTTCTAACAGTGGTCGTACATACATTCAAGGTATTACATTAGATGAATTTGGACACATTACTGCTATTTCATCTGGTACTGAAACAGTTACAGATACAACCTACACAGACGGGAATGGTATTGGTTTATCAGGAACAACTTTTAGTGTTGCTGCTGGTGTTGGTTTAACACAAGAAGCAGATGGTTTAAAAATGACACAACCATTTATTTCTGGTACAACTACTCCTTCAACGTCTTATCAAGTCGCAAACAACATTTGGTTTGATCTTAATTAATGTAGGGTAGGTGATACCCTATGAAAGTTAAAAAATGGGATCCGACTGCTAATAGCGGTAATGGTGCGTGGGTACAAGACTATCCTGAAGTAAATGTATCAAGCATTGTTGCTACAGGTACTCCTAGCGGTACCACTTTTCTTCGTGGAGATGGGACATGGGCTGTACCAAGTTCTGCGACAGGTGACATCACAGGTGTAACAGCGGGAAATGGTTTAACAGGTGGTGGCACTTCTGGCGATGTTACACTTACTGTAGGTGGTGGCACAGGTATTTCTGTTGGAGCAACAACTGTTGCTATTGCATCTGCTTACTCACCCAACACTGCTATTGAACTGACATCAGCACAAAACTTAAATGACATTACAACAGCAGGGTTTTACTATCAAACAGCAAACGCAGATACAACAGGTAACAACTATCCAAGTGGAGAAGCGGGTAGTTTGCTTGTTCAAAAGTCAGCAGGACTTGTAACACAAACATATACAACTTATAGCACGGATCCAAAAGTGTATGTAAGAACTTACTATACATCTTGGAGTGGTTGGGTTAGGGTATTTACAGATAACTATCACCCTAACGCAGATACTTGGACAACAGCAAGAACAATTACAATTGGAAGCACTGGTAAATCAGTTAATGGTTCGGGTAATGTGTCTTGGAGTTTGGCAGAAATTGGTGCACAAGCAGCTGGAAGTTACGCTGCAGCGTCTCATGATCACGCAATCAGTGACGTAACAAACTTACAAACAACACTTGATGCTAAAATTCCTTTAACACAAAAAGGTGCAGCAAACGGTGTAGCTACGCTTGATGCTGCAGGTTTTATTCCTTCTTCACAATTAGGATCGTGGATTCGCGGTGGTATTAGAATTAGTGGAACTTTAAATAATTCTACTCTTAATAACATGTTCAATATCATGTATGGCATTACGCAAGGGTGGCTTTATGGAGGTAGTGCTGGTATTTCTTCAAGCGAACCCGAAGAAGAAATAGGAAGAGGTTGGGTTGCTTCAGAAGACATGACGCTTGTCGCGGGAAATACTTTGTCTGGACATGCTTTTACAATTAAAGCACCTGGAGATGAAGGAGATAATACAGTTCCAATTAATTTAGAAGCGGGTGATATGTTATTACTAACAGGTTATAGCTATCCTTCTTCAGTTCATACTTGGGAATTTACAATCATTAATAATAGTGACGCACGCTTTGCTAATTACTTACCTTTAAGTGGCGGGACGATGACTGGTGACTTACGCATTGAAAGTAGTTCATTTTCTTCTTTTATATTAGATAGAGGAACAACAGGCTCTGGTTCAATCGTTCAATTTGAAAATAACAATGGAACTATTGGTGGCATTGGTGCATTTGGAGATGACGGTTTACAATTTAGAAACAAAGACGGAACACAAATGGTTATTGATGCTGACAATCGAGTTGGTATTGGAACTACGACACCGAGTTCGTTTTTAACTCTTTCACAATCAATGACATCATCACCTTACCATATTTTTATGGACACAACAGGAACAAGCACTCTTGGTGGTGGTGCAGGTATTATATTTGGAACATCGGCTTCGGCAACAGAAACAAATTATAATGCAAAAATTGAAGGTATAAGAACAGCTTCTAATGATGGTAGTAGTGAATTAAGATTTTCCACAACAGATGTAACTACAGCACCGACACCGGCAGAAAGAATGCGTATTACCGAAGACGGAAAAGTTGGGATTGGAGAAACAACACCATCACAAAAACTACACGTTGCAGGTAACGTAGAAGTTGATGGAGAAATCCATATTAACGATAGTTCAACCAAAATTTCAGAAGGTGGAAATGATAGTGTTCGTATTACTACATCTAATGGGTATGGTGATTTAGGACCAAAAAACGGAGCGTGGTTCCATATGGAAACGGATAGGGCTTCGTTCTATATGAATAAATCACTTGCAGTAGCAGGTGATATTGAAAGTTACAGCAATCCTACAACTCGTATTGACAATACCACAGGTTATATTTACGAATTAAACAATCGTGTTTCTGTAGCAGGTCACACGCACGCGATTAGTGATGTAACAAACTTACAAACAAGTCTTGATGGTAAACTTTCAACAAGTGGAACTGCGGCTGAAGCATATCATTTAGATATTGAAGATACTCGAGCCGCTTTAAAACTGCCAAACGATTATGATGACGGTAGAGTTAGTGCAGAATTTACTGATGACATAAATGGTGCTTGGTGGTCTGCTTTAACAATGAAAGGTTGGGCAGATGGTTACGCTGTATGGCAACTTATAGGTTATTCCAGCACAGGAGAAGATAATAGACTGTTTTTTAAAAACTCACATGGCGCCAATAACACTTGGAGTAGTCTTCAAGAAGTGTGGCATAGTGGGAGCGATGGTAGTGGTTCAGGATTAGATGCAGATTTGCTTGATGGTCAACATGGATCATACTATGCACCTATTGCAAGTCCAGCATTAACAGGTACTCCTACCGCACCTACTGCTACAGCTGGAACAAATACAACACAGATTGCAACGACTGCATTTGTATCAACGGCTGTTGCAAACTTAATCAACGCTGCACCTGGTGCATTAGATACGCTTGATGAACTTGCTGCTGCGTTAGGCGATGATGCAAACTTTGCTTCTACTGTTACAAATGCTTTAAATGCAAAAGCAAATGATAATGCTGTGGTTAAACTTACAGGTAACCAAACCGTTGCTGGTGTTAAAACATTTAGTAGTGATATATATGCGCCAAGATTTATTGCGAATCCTTCTAGTGGTGGTAATGATACTTCCGGTGCTTGGGGTATTGCTGACTATGATGATAAGTTAAGTGCTGTTAGAGATTATATTACTGATACATATTATCCAATTTATCACACAGGTAATAAACCAACTGCTACTGATGTAGGACTAGGCAATGTTACAAACGAATCCAAAGCAACTATGTTTACTAGTCCTACCTTTACAGGAACTGTTTCCGGTGTAACTGCATCCATGGTAGGTCTTGGTAATGTAACGAACGAATCTAAAGCTACAATGTTTAGTAATCCTACATTTACAGGTACTGTATCAGGTGTAACTGCATCCATGGTAGGTCTTGGTAATGTAACAAATGAGTCTAAAGCAACCATGTTTACAAATCCAACATTAACAGGTAATGTTAGTTTATCTACGTCAAACTCAATTGCTTTATCTTCTGGAACGACCAGTGGAAATCTTACTTTTAATACAGCTCAAACTTATAATGGGCCTTATTTAAGAGGTCAAGTACAAGATCTTTACCGTGGGTATTTTACTTCTACATATAAAATTTGGGACGCAGGTAATGACGGCGCATCTTCTGGTTTAGACGCTGATTTATTAGACGGACAACATGCCTCTGCATTTGCAGCTTCATCTCACACGCATACATTAGCAAACATTACAGACAGCGGTGCAGCGGCTGCTTATGGTGTTATTGATAGCACAAGCAACGCAGCGATTGGTACTGGCACTAGCTTGCCTACTGAACGAGATATTTATTATGGTCTTGTTGCTGTTAATGGATCTTCACAATCAAGAGCTACTACAATCTATGCACCTACAAGTGCTGGTAGTGCTTACCAAACCTTAAGAAGTTCTGGATCCGGCGCACCTGTATGGGTTGAACCACTAGAAGAAGTAGGGTCTACATCACAATCTGTAAATAACTATGGAAGTATTGCATTTACAAGTGGCATGAGAAACTTTTATATTGAAGCACAACAAGATGGAACTACAGGTGTTTATCAAATAGCAAAGTTTATGGTTACTATGGAAAATAGTTATAGTTTAAGCACGTCTGCTAGATATTACCGCGCCACCTGGTTCAACGGTTCGTCTGCATTGACAATTACTTTCCAATATTATTATAGCGGTACTACTTTTTATATACGACACACCGGACCAACGGTAACGATTGGATACCGTTTGTATAACTTAAAATAGGAGTAATATATGATTGCATATTTTAGAATTAAAAACAATGAGATAACTGGAATGAGTCGTTATCCTTACGAAGAAGAAGAAGGTTGCGAAACCATTGAAAAAGAAGTGACTAAAGAAAAGTTTAGTATGGGTGTAGATATTTTTGTATATGAAAATGGAAAAATAAAAGAAGTACCTCCTCCTGAATATGATGATGATGGCAATAAAATATGATCAACAAACTAAAACAGCAGCTCAAAGAATTATTTTTGACTGCAGAAGGATGGATTGGGTGGATTGTAGCCAATGTACTAACGTCGCTCCCATGGGCGGTGCCATTAATTTATGGCTTTATTCTTAAAGATAATCGTGGTTATATTGTTGCTGGCAGCATTTGGACTTTTATGATGCTACCTGTTACACCGTTCTGGATCTTAAACGTAATCATTGCAGTATTTGTCAAGAATGTTTTGCTTAAAAGAAAACGTGGTATAATAAATTTATGATCAAGATTGAAATTCTTAATGGTAGTAGTAAACGCATGGTGTTATTAAATCCCGATGCGATTGTTTCTGTTGAAGAAACCGGGGATAATTTATACACTATATTTCTTTTAGATGGTAGAAAATATTACATGAACCATGAAATGTTTATCGAACATTTTGAAGAAGAAGAAGAGAGGTATTATCAATGAGTAAAGCTACATTAAAACGAATCGGTGTGTCAGGTTATAACAAACCCAAACGTACACCTAACCATCCTACAAAGTCACACGTGGTTGTTGCAAAGTCTGGTGATCAAGTAAAAACGATACGCTTTGGACAACAAGGTGTAAAAGGTTCACCTAAAAAATCAGGTGAGTCTGCTAGCTATCGTAAACGACGTGAGTCCTTTAAAGCGCGTCATGCAAAGAATATTGCGAAAGGTAAGATGTCCGCAGCTTACTGGGCAGACAAGGTTAAGTGGTGATGAAAAAGAAGTCAACTGTAAATAAAGCAGCAAATTATACAAAACCTACACTACGTAAAAATTTATTTGATAAAATAAAACGTGGTGGTAAAGGTGGTAATCCTAATCAGTGGTCGGCTCGCAAAGCACAATTGCTAGCGAGAGAATACAAAGCTAAAGGAGGCGGATACCGATGACGTACTATTTAAAAAGCGGTAAGAAGTATACCGGCAAAGTCCACCGTATGAACGGACAAATTCATACAGGCGCTAAGCACAGTAGTGCAAGCAAGATCGTTACAACAAAGAAACCAGGAGGAGGTGGTAAACGATGATGATGAAGAAAAAAGGCATGGCTAAAAAAGCTATGGGTAAAATGGCCAAAGGCAAGAAAATGGCTAAAGGCAAAATGGCTAAAGGACGCATGTACTAATGAAACGTGTACCTTTAATGCGTAAGGGTACAGCGTTATCAGGCACATGGACACCAAAGAAGTATGGCAAAAAGAGAAAGTCAAAAGTCGCTTGATCGCTGGACTAAACAAAAGTGGCGCACATCTGATGGATCTCCATCAAAAGGTAAGAAAAGATATCTACCTGATAAAGCGTGGGCTGCTTTAAGTTCGGCTGAACGAGCTGCAACAAATAGAGCAAAAGCAAAAGGTACGCGTGCAGGCAAACAGTTTGTACGTCAGCCAAGTAGCATTGCTAAGAAAGTTAGAAAGTATCGCAATGGCTAAAAAGAATTGGATTCAAAAAGCTATCAAGAAACCCGGATCACTTAAACGTTCTTTAGGTGTAGGTAAAGATGAAAAAATTCCCATGTCTAAGCTACGCGCCGCTGCTAAAAAGCCAGGTAAACTTGGTCAACGTGCTAGATTTGCTATAACCCTGCGTGGATTTAAGAAATAAAACTGTAAAAGTTTAAACTAGAAAAGTACGGTAATACCGTGCTTTTTTATTTATCAAGTGTTAAGATCCTTGCTTTACACCAAAAACACACAGTGTGTTTGTGGTATATTATATGTGTAGATAGTAGCGAACTACTTTAGTGTTCAGATCGAAGTATATGTAACCTCGGCAGTTCATGTATGGATGCCTATAGCCAGAAAGATTCTTAATGATGTGACTTAACCGTTATATTATTTCGTATATCTCTCTGGCTTTTTTATTAGGTGGATCTAACAAAAAAGAGTGACGTGATGTCTAACAATAAAAAGGAGGCCACACATGGCACAAACAAATGCTGGCGGTAAATTATTACCGTTACACGATCTAAAAAACGTTAATACCGTGATCGGAATGTTGTACGATGAAAATGGTGTGTATCGCGCTGGGTTTGATCCCGACGTTTTTTATAACACGATTCTTCTCGACTCATTAAAATATGGTGAAGAAAATTATGTTCACTTAGCTGCGGCAGAAACTTTAACGATTCGCCGCGGAGAAACGACTGCTCGTTTCCGTCGTTGGGCTGGCTTAACCCCAACGTTGACTCCATTAAAGGAAGGTATTCCACCTTCTCCTGACAAGCATGCTTACGAAACTATTGAAGTTGGTAACGTGTTCTCGTTTGGACGTTGGTCAGAATATACTGACAAATTGGACTTAAGCATTGTTAACGAAGTCTTAGCCGAACGTTCAGTTCAATATGGTGAAGTTGCTAACCAAACCAAAGAACTTTATGCTCGTAAGACCTGGTTATCCACACCTAACGAATTCTTTGCAAACTTTAAATCTGGTTTCCAAGACTTAGTGTTCGGTGATGAAATCCGTTTAGACGACCTCCGTTTCTTAGTTTCTCGTATGAAACGCATGATGGTTAAACCTGTTGCCGGCAAGTTTAATTACGTGTGCTCACCTGAATTTATTAACGGACTTATCGATGATCCACGTGTTAAACAATACATGGAAATCGAACAAACCACTGGTAAACTCTGGACCACTGGACAACAATTCGACATGTTCGAATTATCCTTTATCCCAACGATGTTAGATGAATTCGCGTATCCTGATATCGAATTCCCTGGTGTCTATGAATTAGCAGACGGTAACGAAGTTATTCGTTTATATGCATTAAGTGCTGATGCTGCAACTATTTTCTACTTAGATGTGCATCAAGAAATGCAAGTTGGACCAAGCACGACTAAAGCTAAAGTTAATGTCGCTGGTACAAGCTATCTTAAAGATGGTTCTGCTATCGAAGAATTAATTCAATGGGAAGTTCCTACTTCGTTAACCTTAACCTGGGATACGAATGTTCAAGGTACTGCTGCTCCTACATCAACCAAAGCGTTGTTACGTAAACAAACCCGTTCAATCAATGCTACTTCTAAACAAGTTGAATATGGTGCGCTTGCTGCTGGTGTCACTGGTGACATCGCTACGGTCAATGCTTTATTAGCTGCTGGTGCATTTATGCAATTACCAGTTCACCGTGGTATTCTCTTCGGTGCTGAAGCGTTAGTCAAACTTTCTACGGAAGGTGTTTCTGATGCTCCACGTATCATTATTAAAGCCTTAGGCTCTTCGGGTGTTGCTGATCCTATTGATCAACGTCAATCCATCGGGTTTAAAGTTGACGGCTTCGGTTTAGCAATTAAACGTCCTGAAGCTGTTGTCGTTACGTTTGGTATCCCACGTTACGCGGAACTCGCTGCTCTCACTGAAAAAGTTGTGTTTGCACCGTATGAACCAAGCTTCTTAGCTGATCCTGAAAATGACTCCTTCGAAAACCACATTGAAGCGAGTGGTGCGCAAGCCCTTCGTGTCGATGGTGTTAACTTAGGTGGTGTTGCTGGTTCGCCTAATGTCGCAGGTTTTGAAGACTATCCGAAGTTCTCTGCAAGTGTTGCTTATGCTAAAGGCGATATTGTTATCTATAACAAAGAAGTCTTTATCTTCAAAGTTGCACACAGTGCAGGTGCGTGGAATCGTACCCATGTCGAACGCTACATCGACACCCTTGAACGTGATGTTCTCGGCGATGACGGTGAAGGCAACGACTCCGGTTCTAACGTTAAGTAGTTGACTCGCTAACCTTTAACGGTGGGACAGGTTAAACCGTAATTAAACGAAAGGAGGCAGCACTCAAATGGCACAAGACACATTTGAACTAACATCCAGTCTTATTAAAGGTGTTCAAGATCGTGAAACAAAAGCACGCCAAAACGATATGAAGTTATATCGCGAAGCGAACATGAAGTTCTCAATCTCCCCTTTATACGCTCGTTACATTGGTGACTCTGTAACTATCGCGTTCAACGGTAACTTTAAAAAGTATCCAGTTGATGGTTCGGAATTCACGTTAACACGTGGACATTACAATGCTTTGATGAAGTATCTTCATCACATTGATCGTCAAATTAAAATTGCAAAAACCACCGCGAAGTTTATGGACACCCAAGCAGCAGGCGATTTTAAAAAGATGTAAGTTAAAAAAGAAAACTATCGTGATGTTTACGATAGTTTTTTTTATGCTATAATAGTTTAAGAACTATGGCATTACTATATCCACTAAAGCCAGCGGTATTTAACAGAGGACAGTTATACCCTGCTAACATATATGCACGTCCTGCGCTTGGGCCATACTATCGTGGGCTTAGAGGTTTTGGTCAAGCACAAAGAACAAATGTTCAGACGTTTGAAGAAACACTTCGTCAATTTGCTACAACTCCTTTTGCAGTTAACAGTGCTACGTACATGGAAAAGATCCGTGAACGCTATGGATTTAATGATGAACAATTACAAAATACTTTAGGCACTATAGGGGGTATCGTTGGTGCCGGCACTACTGCGGCAATACAAGGTGGTTTATTTTTAGGATCACGTGGTATTTCTCTTGATAATACATTAGCAGGTAGTCGTAGAAATGCGCAAGCTGCTGCAGGGTTTAGACGTTACACTACGTCACAAATAGAATCTATTAACAAATATAATACTCAAGCAGCTAAAGTCGCTGATGCTGTTAAAAATTTTAATACTGCATTTGAAAATAAAAAAACTATAGAAGCTACTTTATCTGCTGCACAAGAAACCTACGATAAAGTTAAATACTACAAAAATACAAATCCTAAAAAATTAAAAGCTCTTCAAGATTTAAATGATGCTAAAAAAGCGTTTGAAGATATTAATAAAACTGTAGATAATTTAAACAGTATTCGTAAATCAACTATAGTAGGTGCTAAAGAAAGCGCAGAAAAATTAGCTAGAGTTGGTGTAGATGTGGCTCAAGAAGCTATTGAAGCTGGAGAAGCTGTTGGTCGTAGAGCTGCAGGGCTGACTCCACTTTTAGGTCTTGGTGTTGACGTAGCATCTTTAGGATTGTCAGCAGCAGGACTTGTACAAGATCTTAGAGCAGGTGATATTGGAAGCGCTGTGTTATCAAGTATTGAAACATTAGGTGACTTTACAGCGGTTCTAGGGGACATAGTTGAATACACTCCTGCAGCACCTATTGGTACAATTATATCTGCAGTTGGTAGTTTAATATCAACAGCAGTTAGTGCGATGCGCGTAGGATATGCTATAGGTGAATCTATCGGTAGATCATTATCACCAAGTGGTTTAAAGGCACAAGAGTTATTTGCACAAAACTTAGCATCTAATATTGCTGCAAGACCTGTATCAACTATAGCAGCGTTAACCGCACAAATTGCTATACCTTATTTTATTGGTAGAGCTGGCAGTCGTTACACAGGTGCAACAGTAGGTAACAAATTACTTTATGGTCTACCAAGATTTTTAGGTGAAAACGCTATTGGTAACCAAATACGTGCAGGTTTAACAATGTTTGTATCTCAAAGTATTGCTCCATTGACACGTCAAATAGATGAAGCTTTACCTACATATAATCCTGAAGGTTCAGATTTTGTATCTGCTATTTCGTTATTTGGTGATATTCAAGATAACTTGTACGGTGCAACAAGAACAAAATCTATTCTGTTAGGACTAGCAGATAATGATCCTAATGCTAAACGTGACGCACTAGCAAGAGCGTGGGGTTATAGTGATAAACCTGCATACGTTTTAACAGCTGCAGATATTATAGAAAAAACAGATGTTCTTAAAGATGCACCACCTATCGTTAAATCAGTATTGGGTGTTGTAGGTGAAATTGTTTTAGATCCACGAAACTTTGATGAAATGGTTCAAAGTAATTTAAAAACTAGCCGCACTAAAATGATAGGTACAATTATTACTAAAGAACTTCAACGTGTTGAAATTGCTGAATCAATTGGAGTACCTGGTGTAAAAATTAAAAACGGTTTAGAAAAATTAGTAAGTGAATCTAATCGTGGTTTGTTTGCACGAACAAATTTACCTACTACACAAAGATTAATCTATGGTGCAGTTAATGCATACCTTACTGAAGGTTATAAAGGTTTAACTAAATATTTAATGGAGCAAAGTGTACAACAAAATAAAGGTTTTAAAATTGGTAACCTTTCTTTTGATGTTGATGGCACAGCTAAAATACTAGAAGCAACTATTAAAGATATTATAGGTGGTACTTATAGAAGTGCTTTAACTGTAAACAATAAAGAAGTACAACGTTTAGCAGCTGAAGTTAAAAGAAAGCAAGCAATATTAACTGAGTACGATAAAACAGGAAAGCTTCCTGATAATGTAACAAAGTCTGAAATTGACAATTGGAATAAATTTATACAACTAGTTGGTATGCGTTACGGTTCTTTTGACATGGACGTTGTTGGTACAAAAATAATTAAGGATTTAAAATTAAAATTAAATCTTGCTGATACTAAAAAATATTACGAAGCATCTGATGCGTTTGCTAACTACATGACACTAACAGATAAATTAAATGCTGGTTTAATTTTTGCATTAAATCCTATTGGTCGTTTAATACAATTAGGTGAAGGTAGATTACTCCGTAATTTTAACGACAAAACGCGTCAAACAATGGCAACTGAAAAAGAAAGAATGCGTATTATTGAATCTTTAGATGAAACTATTAAAAATTTAAAAGATGTACCCACTGTAGATGCTTTAAAAAAAGCAATGGAAGAAAATAAACTTGATGTCGAAGAAAGTTTAAAACTTATTTTAGCACCTAATAGAGCGCTAACAAGACAAGAAGAATTGTTAATTAGCAACATTATGACTAAAATACAAAACGATCCTGAGTTTGCTAAGATTAATCAAGAAGCAGGTAGCCGTGTAAGTTTATATCAAGATTTAATTGACAACGTTAAAAAACAAATAGAGTCTTTGCGTAATCATAGACGTAGTTTTACAATGAGAGCAGTTGATGTAAAAATTGGTAATCAAGCCGCTATAACAATTACGGAGGCTAACAAAGATCAGTACCTTGACGAATTAAACAAATTACGTGGCGAAACAAATCTTTCGAAAGATCAAACATTGCGTCGTAACGCTTTAAGCGCAGCATTTTTAGATTATGAAATGATGATTAAAAATGATCTTGTGTACGAAAAATATATTACATATTACGAAAGCGCATTAAACATTTTAAACCTAGCTACCATACGTGCAGATGATTATGCAATCAATACATTAAGTATGCTGTATGCATTTAGAGCGTATATCAATGATTTGATTCCACAAAAGGCTAGCGAATCTTTAGAACTAGAATTTAAAAAATTAGATGGCAAATTAACTAAAACTAAATCTGACATTGAAGATGAAAACAAAAAACTTACTGATCTTCAAACAAAACAAAAAGAACTAGAAAGTAAATTTGATATTGAATATTTAAACAACGATGCTGGTTATCAAACTATTAAAAAAGATATTGATGCTGTTATTGCAAAGCTTGATAAACTTGAAACTGCAAGAAAAGAATTAGAAGGTTATACTTCAGGTAACAAACGTATTAAAGGTAAGATTCAAATTAATCGAGAAGATTATCGAGCACTGCAAAAACGTATTCGTGCTGGAGAAAAAGACCCTACTAAACTTATAGCTGGGTTTGTTAACGATAAATTAGATCGTGCTTTAGAAGTAATGAATGAAATTCAACGCGTTAATTTTTTAAATGGAATTAAATTTCAAATTGATTATACAGATGCAAACGGTAAAAAAGTTACCGTTGATGTTAATGAAAACATTACAAAAGAATTTTTTATTGATATCTATAAAAATGCTAAAGAAATAAACGATGTTGGTATTGTATTAAAAGATAATTTTCAAACACAAGTTAATAAACTTTTAAATCAGTATTTAGGTAAAGACGTGTTTGAAGACTTATTAAACTTTAACCACAAGTTTTTTGATATTGACTTAAAACAATGGACCGCATTATCTAAAGCTAACCGTGTTAAAACATTAGTTGCCTACATTAATGAATCTAATTTAGATCAAGCAGATAAAGATAAACTACTTGAATCGTATACGCTTAGAAAGATATACGCATCTATTGAAGCTGTAAGTCAAATAAAAACTACAAGCACTACAACAATTCTTGCAGATAATTTAACAACAAGCATGCTTTATCGTTATGTTATGCAAGAACAAATGAAGTTGTATAAAAACAAAACAGATTTAAACAGCAGTACTAATCCTATTGTTTTGGCATTTAAAAAAGCAGCGGAGTTATTAAAAGAACTTGATGATGATTTTGCAAAAACAACAAACGACTTAACTAACTATCAAAAAGAATTACTTGATGATATTAGAAATAGATTTGAAATTAATTTAAAAAATACTCCTATCTATAGATATGTTAAAACATATTTATATGATTACGTTGACCACGATAAAAACAAACTTACTTTATTTAAACGCTCTAGTATAAGTGAAATATTACCTGACGATATTTCTAAATACGATATACAACAGGCTTTAAAAAATAAAGCAATTGCTACAAGTATTGTTAATGACTTAATGGAGTCAGAATTTGTTGATGAATTAATTAATATTGCTGAACCTGACATTAAAGGTTTACGCGACGCATCTATTGTACGTTTTAAAATGAACGCGGAAGATGATCTTACACCTGAAGATGAAGGTGTTCGTGTTCAAACAGAAGAACGTTTTAATAAAGCTGAAGCAGAAAGAGAACAACATCGTTTAGAAAAAGAACGCATTGTTTCTTTATATGATGAATCTGCTAGCGACAGTGAGTTTAATAAAAAATTAACCGAAGATCAACGTAGTGAAAATGTTATTACTAGAATTAAAGACGCAAAGTACGGACCTATTACTATTCGTACTGCTTTAGATTATGATATTTCAAAATTACCTAGCAGTGTAAACCAAAGACGTGAACTTGCTTTAGTTAATATTGTACAATTCTTGTTAGATCCAAATCGTGTTGTACGTTTATCTGGAGATCAAGCACAAGGACGTGGTAAAGTTTTAAAATTAAAACAACCTTTTGTTTTACTACCACCTTTTATCCAATACAGTTTAAACATGTCACTTTTTTATGATGTTAAAAATAGTAAAGACGTTAACATTTTACAGCTTTTAAAGAATAATGCACGTAGTACTTCTGAGTACGAAGAACAAGTTAATGTGTTTAGTTTTAAAATTGCGTTGTTAATAAAGAAATATCCGGAGCTGCTTACAATTGCTGATTTAAAAATTAAAAGCAAAGACAGCCGTCAAACTATTGCTAAAGAAATTAGTAAGCTTTATTTAAAAAATGGTAAAGTTGATGTACGCGTTAATTTGACTAAACGAATCGGTGATCAACGTAGTTATACTGCAATGTTTAAAAGTGCATTAATAAATGTTGCTAAGAAACGTTTAGGAGCAGATGCAACTAATATTGATGCTAGAAAATATTTACTTAAAATAAGTGAAGATCAAAATAAGTTTACAGAACTAAACGATATTGTAAGAGAAACAAATAAAGTAGTACATGCTATTTTAAATAAAAATAAATACGGATCGTTATTTTTAGACACTTTAAACGAATTAACTGTTGATCTTCGAAGATTTGAAAGTAGTTTAAAGAAAAGCATATCTGATTATAACGCTAGTTTAAATCCTTCTATACGTAAAAAAGCTATTGCAGAGTCACAAGAAATAAGAGAAATATTTAAAGACCTTGCGTCAGCTAAAGAAGGTGCGCGTTCTAATCAGTATGGACATATTATGTTTAAGCTTTTAAACGCGGTGTCTAAATATTATCAAGAAGACTATGCAAATAAAACTACGTTAAGAAGCTTTGATAATTTTAACCGTATCGAACAAAGAGACGGAGAAATAATTTTTAAATACCAAACAGAAAAAATGAATAAAGCTATTGAATATACTATGTTTGATTTAATTTTTATTCATGGTGTTACAAGAAGAGATGTTTTAAATCTAGTTACTACAATAGGTAATCGTATGGCAGCATTAGATCCTGCTACAAAAGTAACTAGTTTAGAAGCCGCAGCTGTTGCAAGCTACGATATGTTAATACAAGAGTTTGGTACATTACTAACATACAACTCTTTTAGTATTGACAAAGAAATATTCATGAAGCAACCAGGAGCTACTGAAGAGTTGTACAACTTGTTTTCAGATCCAGGTGTTATAGAGTTACGACAACGTTTATTATTAGTCAATGAAATATTTGAAACAGACTTAGATACAAATAAAATAGATTTCAGAGCTATTTACGATAATAGATTTAGAACGTTTGCGGATTATATTTTTAGAGCGGCTCAACGTTATACAGCAGAAGAAAACAAAGGTAATACACGTTTACCCAAAACATACACTTTTAAAGCAACTAACAAAGACGGCACTGTTAAAGATTTATTTACCGTAGATTTATTAGATAACAAAGGTGTGTTGCGTAATAATAATACTTTATTACTTTTAACGCTTTTAAAATTAAGTCAAATTAATCCAAAAGACTTTGAAGGCTACACGATTAAAAGTCCTGAAGGTAATGAACAAAGTGTCATTGTTAGCCCCAGTAATATTAAACAAATTATACGCGACATCTTTTTCAAAGATCGTAAAACTGTAAAAGGTTTAGCGCAAGACAGTAATCTTACTCGCATAGAAGAAAGAATAGCTGATGCTAAAGAAGATCTAGCTACATTTAAAAAACAAAATATTGAAGATAAAGATACACCAAGATATAAACGTTACGTAAATAGAGTAACAACAAAGATTGGTAATCTTCAAGCTGTTTTAAAACATTACACAGAAATTAATAAACGCATTGAGTTAGATGCATTTGCAGACTTTGACACAATTTATACTCGCATGCAAGCAGACGATGATTTAGCACAAGACTACTTTAACAATACCGTTGATACAGATTTAAAAGATTACGTACTTGGCATTGATCCTACAGGTGCAGATCGTCTTTATCGTAGACGAGAAGTGTTTAAAGATAGAACAGATGTGCCTGGTATTCCTAAACTAAATCTTTATTTTGTAAGACATGTGTTTGGTAAAAATGACAAAAAAGAATTTAATAAAGCTAAAGATAACTTAACAGCTAATGAGCAAACAAAAAATGCTGATCTTCGAATTGTAACAGAAGATGGTACAGCTGTTTTTGTTGTACCTGACGAACAATGGAGTTTTGGTGGCAACGAAAGTTTAGCAGCTCTTTATAAACGTGTTATGAACGGAGAAGAATACAACATTAGTGAAGTGTTTATTTTATCTGAAACTAAATATAATGAAATAGAAGATATCCAAAAAAATAATAAAGACGACTTTGATATGGTTGATCGTTACACTGTTAGAGATGAAACAATTAAACCTGTACCTGAAGTATTAAACGTGCAAGGTAAAAAAGTTATTGTAGATTTGTGGTTAAAAGATTTAAACCTTATTTACAAAGAACGTTTAGATACTACAAACAAAGTTACAGCTAGTGAGTTATTAAATAAATTAAGTTTGTTTTATCAACAACGTTATACAAAAAAGAACTTACAAGGTTTTGTGCCGATCTTAAAGAGCTACGGTGAAGGTACTAATTTATTTAACACCGAAACGTTTAGACGTATACAAGAAGAAGCTAAACTTAATAATATGTTTTTTGATTTCTATGATCGCATCAAAGGTGATTACGATTTAGAAACTATAGGTGTTAACTTCTTTAAAGGAAAATTTATTAAGAAAGGTTACGATTTAAGTAAGCTTAAAAAAGATTTAAACGACCCGGTTTTAGTAGCTAACTTAGTACAACGAGGACTGTTTGATAAGATTATAAAAGCATTAACATACATGCAAAAAACTTATGGTGATGATCCTTTAGTAGATAAAATAAATTACTACAATGTTTTAAAACCTGAAACAACTTCAGAAATACTTAGATTAAAGAACTCTATTTATGGAATTGTAAAACACATTGAAAAAACAAACAAAATCGCATACAAAAAAATTATACCTATAATTCAACAGCACATTAAAACACAGTTCAGCGAAGATACCGCTTCACAAAATGTTTTATCTTTCTTAGAAATTAATAAAGAATTAACAAGTCCTATAGTAACCGATCTTGAAAAAGTCTTTAGAGACCCTTATAAGAAAAGAAAGAAAAGTATGCTTGAGTTATTTAAAGCCTCTGCATACAACAGATACGGTAGCGCAGATGAAGGTATAAGTCTTTTAAATGCGCAACAATATCATTTAAAAAACTTTTACGACATTATACAAGAAGCTCGTAAACGTCACTATAAACTTATTGCTAAACATAATAAAGACACAATTAACTATTCTCATTTAAGTAGTTTAAAAAACGCATGGAAAGATTGGTATAAAGATCGTATTACATTAGATGAACTGTATGCACAGTTAGAAAAAATTATACCTCTTAAAAACTTTGATTTAGACTTAAAGCCTAAAAACGGTTCAGGTATATACAGTCTTGCAGAAAAAATTTATAATAGTGATCCTACACGTAAAGACTTTAAGAGTCCGGATGATATTGTAAAACATATTGTTTATGGATACGTACTTAAGTCTTATTTAATTTCAATTAATCAATACATGAACAAGCGAGTAGCTGATCAACTAGATGGATTTAACGCTGTTGATTACTTAAACTTATTACAAACTACACGTGATGAATTATTAATTAAAAAAAGAAACAAAACTATTTCAAAACCAGAAGCAGCTTTGTTAGCAAACGTAGAAAAGCGTTTAAGACTTTCGCAGCAAATTACAAATAAAAAAGACCGTTACGGTTTTAATATGGAACATTTAATTTTCCGTGGTGATAAATTAAGTCTTATGTTTTTCTATGACTTCCCATCAAAAGCTGAAGTAGAAAAACAAATAAAAGAAGGTACATTAGAAGAAATACAAGATGTTAAAATCGATGAGTATATAAGTGAACATATAAGTAAAAAATTTAATATTGAGCTTGATCAAAGTGATCGTTTACTTTTGACTGTGTTTGCAGGAGACGTTATTGAAACTGCTACAGATCATTTATATGCGAAAACTACAAGCACTTCTAATCAATATGTACCTAAAGTAGTTACGCTTGATCGTGTTATTAAACAAACAGAAGCTCTTAAAGAACAAATTTTAAGTGAAGGGTTTACGCAAGATCAACTTCAAACAATGATTGCGCTTGCTACTACAAAGAAAAATGAAGGTGTTTATCTTACAGGAGAAGATGCTTTAAAAGATAAAGCTATATTTGGAGAAGAAGGCAAAGTACCAGGAAAAGTTAACACGTATATTAATGAACTGCAAAGAATTAAATCGTTGCGTTACAAAATTAAAAAGACTAAATTAACTTACAAAGAAATTTTTAAAGTTAATCAGATAGATCTTTTAGAAACAAGTACAAGATTTTTTGATTACTTTAAAAATGTTATTAGAAACAATGACTTTAATTTAGACTCAGAAGAAATTGTAAGAATGCTAAAAGAGTTTGGTATTAGTCGTGATGAAGTGTTTTCAATATTAGAAGGTGAATACAAAACAATTCAGCATTTTATAAACGCACATATTAAAACAAATGATCCTAGCGCAGAAGGTGATGACTTTACTAAAGCTAATTTGTTAATATGGTTTATTAATTACCATAAAGACCAATACATACGCAACGTACTAAAGAGACCTAATTATACTGTTAGTTTAGAAGACATAAAAGCTGTACGTGATTTTGAATTAATCCGTGAAAAAGATAACAACTTACGCTTACAAACAATTAGTATTAACAATTTACTAGGAGAAGGTAATGCTATTACTAATAGTGTTAACTTTCATTTTAATCGCGGGTTCTCTATACTAAGAGAAATTGATCGTCAAACAACATACTATAACGATAGACTTGGTCGTATTATTTTGGACGATACTAATCTTAGAGATAATGAAGAATACTCCGGTGATTTTAATGGAATTATTTATAAACAAAATAATATTAAACTTGTAGCTGCAGATACACAAAGAACTTTATATGAACCTATCTTTAAAGAAGGTGATGCTGGTTTTGTTGGTTCTCGTATATATGAATTAATGTTAATGCGTAAAGAATTTATCAACGATATGATGGCAGAAAACATGGCTACTAATAAAAATGTTGGTAGTGCTAATCAATTATATAATAGCTTACGTATTACATGGACTGACTTGTTAGAAAAATTAAAGAAAGATTTTAAACCTGGCCAGTTTATTCGTGTAAGAGATATTACAGCTGCTGTAGGTTTGTTTAAAAAAGATACATCTAGTCTTAATACATTTATTGATTACTACAACATGCTGTTACGTGATGCAAAAGAAAAATATATTTTAGATAATGCAGGAACTAAAAAATCTCCAGAAGAATTATCAGAATTATTTGATGCTGAAATTAAAGCACTAACAGACAAAATTATAGAAGTGTCTGCTACTAATAATAAAATTGTAGAATTTAATGAAACATTTGTTAAAGGTATTTTAGGCTATATTTATTTAGCACGCTTTGTTGATCATACAGATATTCCTGAAATACAAAATCGAATTGTTGAAAATGTTAGCAAACAATTTGAAGATGATATTAAATATAAATCATATAAGTACAAGACAATTACAAGTGTGATTAAACGTATTATACAAGATGAAAGTCTTACTGAGTTTCAAAAGAAAAAAGAATTAGCAAAGCTACAAGGTAAAAATGATTTTGAAGAGCTTACGTTAGAGCAACAACAAACAATTAACATGGGTTTAAGAATTCAAAAATTTATTAAAAGCTCTGAAAACTTTTATAATCCAAATCAATTCTACGACACCTTTGATGTTGCTTATGGTAACAAAGCAACTGTTGGTGCTAAAACAACTATACTTAGTAAGCGTGAAGCTGCTGAAGAATTAGCTATTAAAATACTTAATGACGAAATTAAAAAACGTCAAAGTGGTTTAAACAAAACTATTGCACGTGCTGATGATATTAAAAATCAAGAAAAATTATTTACTATTCCAAAAATTAAAACGAGTAACGAAACTGTTAATGAACGTTTAGCAACACCTGATTATTACACCTATGATAATAAGCAACGTATTGTAGGTACAGATGATTTATATAAACAAGCAGATTTAGCTTCCTTTATTTTACAAGAAAAAATAACAGAAGCGGATAAATTAATTGCTGAAGAAGAAAAAACTTTTAAAGAAAAGAAACTCGAACTTATTAAAGCTCTGTTTACAAACTACCCAGGACTTCGCAATTATTACATGGATCAAAGAGAAGCAGAAATTAAGTTGCTTATAGAAAAAGAAGAAGGTGAATTGCTTAAATTAAATAGTAAAACAGATAATAAATATTTAAAAGAGTATGATGCTTATTTAAAAGATGTTGAAGATGTTAAAAAAATAGAAGATAGTGTTGAATACAAAGTTAACAGTTTCTATTGGGATACATACTTACAACTTAGAAGAGAAGGTGTGCCGCCAACTGAAGCACTTAAAACTATATATAGCTTTTTTAAAGAAGAACTTTTAGAATTAAAAATTTCTACAGAAGCAGAGTTTATAACATTACATAATAAAACTATTAAAGAAAAAGTATTTGAAAATCTTAATAAAATACGTGATAGACGTGATGCACGTGGCAGAGATAGTGAAGGTAAGTTAATTAAAAAATATACAGCGTACGCTGCAAAACGTGCTATACATGAACGCAACTTGCAAAACTACGAAGAAGAACTTACTTCTTTACAAATTGATGATTTTGAAAACGTTGACACAGCGCTTGAAACGTTATCAAAAATTATTAAAGATTTTAAAGAAGAAAGTAAATCTGTTTTAGCAAAAACATTTAAAGCAATAGACGATAAAGGTACGTTTACTAAGTTAAGTGATACAGAAAAAGCGTTAATTACAAAACGCCATAAAGCGCTTTACAACAAACAACTTTCATATTTAAAAGTTTTATACGGTTTTATCCGTGACTTTAATGTTCAATTCGGTATAGCCGGTAAAAAAGATTTAGGTGTAGTTAAAAACGATAAACTTATTAGTTTAGATGTATTAACAAAAGCTGTTCAAAATGAAATAAGTATACTTAGAAACCACGCTAATACTTTAGCAAACCGCAGAATCGTTGATATACCTGAAGCTGTTGATCTTCCTAAATTAGAAGGTGAAGAAGAATTTAAACTAAATTTATACTTTACTGTTTTCAACGAATTAAAAATTAATAAACGTAGTAGTGACTTAAAACGAGAGCTTACAGATGCTGAAGCTGCAAGAATAGAGAATGAAACAAGAGAACAGTTTAAAGATATCACACCTCTTACAGCATTTAATTTAATTTTTAATTTTATTAAACACCCTAATAACTATGACGCAATTAGTAAATCTTTTGGTAGTAAACAAGTTGAACTTGATTTTAGTGATTTAGCAGATGATAAACTACGTTTTGCACAAGCATTATTAGCAAACGTTAACAACGCTTTAGTTAATAAATTTAATATAAGTGTAGAATATTTTTCAAACAAATTTGTAGAGTATATTAATAAAGCAGAAAAAACTATAGGAAGTATTGGTTTAGAAAAAACTTTATTAGATCGTAAAGGGAAAGTTCCTACTGTTTCTGATCTTGATCACGCTAAAAAACTATTTAGCAACCTTTACAAAGACATTGAAGGTGAAGCTATTGATAATATGGATGATCAAACAGTGGCTTCATTAATCCGATTTGTTACAAACAGTAAAGACAACTTTGAAATAAAAAACTATAAACGTTATAAAAAACAATTTTTAGATAAACTTAAAAATGTTAATGATTTTAAACAAGCTTTAAACGATTTACCTAAACGAAGAGAAGGCATTGAAACTTTAAAAGCTGATTTAGAAATTAAAAAAGAAGCTTTAGAAAAAACAAAAGCTGATCGTCAAGCTGCGTATAATAAAGAACTAGAAGTGGCTGGAGATAAATTAAGTAACTTAGACTTATTTAAACATTACTATAAAGCTAGAATTAAAAAAGATGCAGCTGAAATAGATGTTATTAATATTGTTTTAAAAATTGTACAAGAAAAATTTCCTGGTCAAGACATTGAATTTTTAAAAACATTTATAAAGAGTAGGGGAGACTACGCATTACACAACTCTGTTGTTGACTCTTTAATTACATTATTAAATTATATACATCAAAAACCTGCGTCAAAAAACTTTATTGTTATTGACTTAGAAACGTACCGTTACAACGGTGAGGACACCCCTTATCAAATAACAATGATTACTGTAAAAGATAAACAGTTAATTATTAATGATGTATACATTAATAGTGGTTTATTTTATGACGGAGTTAATGATGACGGAAGTTATAAAGAAAACATGCTTAAGTTTTATGAGCAACAAAAACGCATATGGAAAAAGCAATGGGAAAAAGAAGACTTATCTCCTGAAGAATTTGAAGTTAAAGCTAAAATAAAAATGGACGAGTTAATTGCGCGTGTAAAACAAGTTAAAAATAACGACAACTTTATTAATACTTTTATACAAAAAGTTGGAGATGCAAATGTAGACATTGTTGCACACAACGGTTTCCGTTTTGATTTTAATATTATTAAAAACTTTATTAGTCGTATCGGTGATAATTTAATTGTTAACGAATACTATCGTAATTTATCTGAAGAAAATAGTCTTGAAACTATTTTTAATAAAATAGATAAGACTGAGCTAGACGCGGATGAAATAACTACAGAGTATATTAAAGAACTTCAAGAAGCAAGTGATCGTCTTATTAAAACAATTGAAACTAAAAAAGAATTTATTACTAAGCAAGAACTAGATAGAATTAAAGAAGATTTAGATCGTATTAATAACAAAATTACTGCGCTTAAAATAAATCAAGCTATTAAAAAAGCTTCTGAACAAACAGGTTATATTCTTAACGATGATATTAAAAACCAAATTTTTGATGTTAGCACAGGCGCAATTAAATATCTTAGAGATCAATTAACCAAATACTTTGATAAAAAAGTAACAGACGCTATTAAAACTGAAATTAAAAATGATTTAGTTTTACGGTTTATGGAAGGTATTACTTTAGAAAATAAGACACCTGCTGTTGAAAAAATTATTATTGAATATGTAGATAAATTAATAAAAGGTGTAGAGAAAAACTACAATGAAACTTTAAATGGGGCTGTAATTAAATACGGAGCTACATCAGGTGTAGGTGTACGCAGCGAACTTAAAGAACGTGCTATAAAGCTTGCCGGTGTTAAACTCTACGACAAAGATGTTGAGTTAAATATAAAAGAAAGTATTGAAATACTTGATGCTTTACAAGCTGCTAATAGTACACTAGCTGAAGTTTTAAAAACAGGATTAACTTCTGAAGAAATTGTACTACAAAAGCAAAAAGAAATTGAAAAGAAAAAAGAAACAATAAGAAAACACAAAGAAACTATTAGTAGACTTCGAGAAGAAGTTGCAGCAAAAGTTATAAGTGATGATGAAATTGTAAAACAAATTATTTCTTCTGCACAAAAAATAGATAAATTAACTACATCTGGTTATGGTCAAACTGTAAGTATTGCATTAAATTCTGTTAAAGAAATAAGATCTAGTACTACAGCTACTAAAGAGTTGGGTTTATTAGAAACTCAAAAAGAAATGGCTGATAGAGATTTAAAATTAAAACTCAGCAATATTATTCGTTTAGCTGCGGCTATACGTAGTGGTAAAGAAATTACAGACTATAAAGTATTTTTAGAAGGAAGTGTAGACACACGTATATTAGACGTGCTTAATAAATCTATAACTAAAGAAGACGCTTTAAAAGCTATCAATGAAGAACTTAAAGCTCTTTCTAAGCAAACAGTACTTAGAGAAGATGGCAAATTAGAAGACGCTGTTGTTGAAACATTCTTAAAAAACATACTGAAGGATTATCAAGATGAATTAAAAGTCTACTTAAAACAAACATACACTAAGTTAGTTGAAGCTCTTACAAACTTATTAAAGATTAAAACCTTTAAAGGGATTAGTATCGCAAACAACAATATCTTATTTGAAAACAAACCTATCGATTTAATATCCTTACGTAAAATGTATGGTGTAATTACAGATTCTGAAAACCAAGAAGACTATCAAAAGTACACAGCAGCATTTACTAAAGTACTTAACTTATTAGAAAACTATGAAGAAAATCTTTCGCTAAGTCAAATTAGTTTTGAAGATCTTATTAAAGAAACAACAAGCACAAAACTTGTTGTGTTTAATGAGTACCTTAATGATCGCAAAAACGGTTTACTACAAGCCAAAGCTTGGTTGGAAAATTATGTTGAGTCAGACTTACCAGGTAAAACTGATCTCAATGTTTTACTTTTAACGTACTCTAACGTAATGGAAAGTATTACTGGACTAGAAACTAAAATAGAGAATCTAAGTAATGAAACTATTTACAGTTTAATTACAGGAGAAAAACCTTCAAACCGTATGAATGATCAACAGTTTGACAGCATAGCTAGTAGTACACTAGATCTTAAAGAAGTTTTTGAAAGCGCCACGTTAAAACGCTTAGGACTTAAAGTACATTATGATGATCCAGAAAAAGGTAATGATATTTTAGCTATACGAACTGTACACAATACTGTACTTTCTAAAGCTATACGACAAGACAATGCAATTGATAACACTTATTTATATAGTGTCTCAGATGACGAATATAATCTTGTTAGTACTGCAAGTTTTAACGCAAAGAAAAATAGAATTGAAATTAAATTACGCTACGGATATATTCCTGCTCATTTAAAATATGACGGTGGTTCTACTGCAGGCTTTCAAACATTAGAAAAAAATATAAATGTTTATTTTAATTCTGAAGATGCTAAATTTGACTCTGACTTTACATTTAAAGAATTAGAAAATCTTTTAGATGAAAAGAAATTTTACTGGACTAAAGATGGCAAGGCTAAATACAGCATTTTACCCAATGTTAGAAGAGATGAAGTGTTCTATGCTAAAGGTGTTGATAGTGGTAAAGCCGCTTCTGATGTACTTATTAAATTTTTAATTAAAAATAAAGATAACTTTAGACGTGTTAATTCTAAAACAGAAGCTTCAAAAATAACCGAAGCAGAAGAAGCAAACGAAGCAATCTATCAAAAAACTTTAACTCATGAAAAATTTGCAGCTAACTCAAAATACTTACGTGTACTAAACATATCTGAAATGATTCGTAATCAGTTCTTTGCAGAAGTTGCATTGTATCAAAAGCAAAGACAACTAACAGAACGTGATTTAAAAACTATTTATATAGGTATATATAACCGTTTAACGTCGCGTTATAAAGCACTTGAACCGGGCTCTATTGTTAATCAAATAAATGCAGATTATACATATGATTATAACATTGAGTCTTTTGATGATGCATTTTTAAAAGAAAACAATATTGATCTTCAATTAAACTCTGAAGGTAGTGCAGGTGCAGTACTTAAATATAAAACACGTTATGCTTTAAACTTCCCGTTCTTATTAAGTACAAACGCAATCCGTACTATGTTAAGTGCTAAGCATCTTTTAGCTAAGTATACTAGCCTTAAATTTTTAAATAATATTTACGGAGACATTCCTGATAAAGTTGCTCCGGGTAAAAAATTATTAACGACGTTTTTAAGTAATCCTGGTAAGTATATTAAAAACAAAGAAGTAATAAATAACTTTGTGCGATTAACTAAGAGTGCTAATACACAAATCTTTATGCCTAATGTAATGAGTAAATCTTTATATAAGAGTTATAAAGATGATACAGAAGTACATCAATTTGGGTTTACTGTACCTATTGCTTTTGCAAACGATCCACGTATACCATTAGATGAAATTGCTGTTGATGCAGATTTCTACTATTCAACTGAATATGGTAATGGTAATAAGACATGGTTAGGATTACACTCCGGGTTTAAAGGAGCTGTCAGACCTATTCAAGGGTTATATAAAACATATGGCGCATTATTTGTAGCAAGTGCTAACTCAGTTAATAGCCGTGGTACAGCTGGTATTTACGGTGAAATGTTATTTAATTATATACGTGCTTATTTACTTAATGAAACTAAAAAAGATGGAAGCTCATTAATCCCCGCAAGAACCTTACGCTTTTTTAAAGCAATAGATCCTTACTTAAGAAAAACATTTGGACCTTTATTAAATAAAGAAGACAATGTTTTACTTGTGGATAGTAGCTTTGATTCTTATGAATTGTTAGAAGGTCTTTCAAAAGAAATAAAAGATAAATTAAGTAATGATGAAGAATTTAAATCTTTGATTACTGACACTACAAAAGATACTGAATTGTATAACGTTTTAATTTTACGTGACTTTAAAGAAGAAGACGCAGAAAAAGATGTCCCGGCAATTATTACGCCTGCGTATATTAAAACAAAATCAGATCAATTTATTACAGAAGACTACGACATGAATAAAGTACATGAACGTAGACTAATTAAAACTGATTTAACTGCAACTACATATGTTCGTGGTTTGGCATACGTTTACGCTGATCATGAAAATAGTGCGCAAGCTATGGCTACACAAACTAAATTTAACACAGCAGGTAAACTTATTCGTAACGTTGTTGACAGTAATAACAATCCAATTAAAGGTACTTATGTTTCGCCTACTGTTTCTATACCTATAATAAATAAAATTGGGTTAGATAACTTTAATAAAGTTTTTGGTCCTAACAATGATAACTTAAATCTGTTATCTAATATACGTTCTTTAGGTTTTAAGACTGTAATTAAAAACGCAACAGGATTAGAAGACGAAGAAGAAGTAAACACAGTAGAACGTTTAGAAGAATTACAAATTAAATTAACTGAAGCATACCAAAAGAAAGAAATACATGAATATGTAAGAGAACAAGGTATGCAATATTTAAACTACTTGTACTTGAGAAACACTACAAGTGGTCCTAAGGAAGGTTACAATAAAAACATTGATCGTATTGTAAAAAATACTGAAAGCAATGCATTAAAGAAAATGTATAGTGGTAAGAATAGTGCTTACTACCAATCAAGATTTAAACGTATAGACGGTGTGCGTGCTCAATATCTTGTGGACGTTACACTTGATGCTGGAGAAATAACTTTACCTAAAGATGCTTGGGACGCTATTGTAGTTAAAGATAGCAAAGAAGGTAATACTTTAATTAAAACTGAACCTTTAAATGCTAAAAAATCTAAAGAATATATTGACACTATTTTAGGTTTTGAAAACATAGAACAACGTATAGAGTTTTTAAACTCGCGTGGTATTTTAGCTGAAGAAAACGGTGCGTTACATTTAGCAGTAGAAAGTGGTACTAATAAATTAGATGGGTACCAACTTAACCAAACATACACGTACGTTTTAGCAGTCCGTTCACCTGTTCAAGATTACGCAGCTACCCCTGTGTTAAAAGCTATAGGTTTTAGCACGTCATATGCAGTTAACGTTAACGTATACGCATACAACATGATGGGTGCTGATAACGACGGTGATACTATGGGTATGGGTTTATTAAAATTTTCTGATGTTGAAGGAGATAATGCTCCTTTACGAGAACTATTAGCTACCGATTTAAACTACTACTCTATTGATGAAGAAATTGATAAAAAAGGTAATTTAATATCGTACTTAGAAAAAGCTAATCGAGAACTTTTTGCTAAAGATAAAGTAGAAAACGATCAACACTTTATGAGTGGCGCAAAATTAATTAGCTATAGTGTAGGACGTAATCAACGTGGTAAAAATACTTTAAATAAAGATATTCGTGGAGAAGAAGGTGAATATTTAAATGTAGAAATGTACCGATTAATCAGTGGAGACACATATAACCAACTAGCAAAAAGTGTAGAAAATAATTTAGAACCATTAGACACTAATGATGTTGATACATTAAGGTTATATGTCAACGCACATGTACGTATAAACAATGAAGGTAATGATGTATCTAGTGTTGAAGATACAAGCATTCAAAAAGTATCAGACTACTTTAATGTTGATAAACTTAAAGATTATTACGACACTTTTAAAGATGAGATTGATACAATTTATACAATTGAAAAGAACTTTAACAGCTTTGAATACGGTGAAGACATTATTATTTCAGAAAAATTAAAGAAAGAATATCTTAATAACTTTACTCAAGAAGAACAAGACATTCTTAATAATACTAATAGAGTTACTGAAGAAGATAAACAAGCTTATCGTAAATACTATAAACGTTTAGTGTTGTTAGTGTTGTCTAAAAAACTAGAACAATCTACAACAGGCCGTATTCGCGCATCTAAAAACGGTGTTAATTACGCAGGTAATAAACGTAAAGATCAATTTACATCTTCAATTATTGCAGAATACAAACACATTAATAAATCTAAACAAGGTATATTCTGGAAAGCTATAGGAGCTACTAATACTGAAGGTGAAGTAACTGTACGTAGTTTGTTAGCGACACTAGCAGACGAAGCAAAAGCAGAAAATGTAAACTACGAAGAACTTTATAATATTTTAAACGGGCTAACTGTTGAAGAAGTTAAACGTATTTGGACTGAACAATCTGCAATTGATATTAAATATTTTTTACGTGATACAGAACATGTTTTAAAAGACTTAAGAAGACTTGTTAAAACAATGATGGATGCTGAATCTGAATTAGAAAATTTATCTAATTTTATGGATAGAGAAACTATAACCGTTAAAGACTATTTAGAATTTGTAGAAAACTCTTCAATAAAAAATGAACCTGTTATTAAAAACTACATAGAGAATTTTAGAAATAGCAAATCACTTGGAGAAGAATTAGGTGCTAGCTTTAAAAAGGAATTATTGTTTTATTATTTCCGAGGTAGTAAAGCCGCTGAAGAATTTTTAAGAAGGGTTGATTTACAGAAATTAACAAAAGGTTATTTAGATCAATACTTTATTGAACGTGTAGCAAATAACAACATGTCTAATTTAATACAAGAAACAATTAGCATGGCTAAGCATGATGGTATTGATTCAAATTCTAACGAAAGATATATTCGATTTACTAGAAAAGTAGATAACATTACAACCCGTAAAAGTGTGCGTAATATTATTTTAGGTAGTGACACTACAGAAGCTATACTTGGTAGAGCTATTAACGCTGATCGAGACTTTACTGAAAGACTTGATATAAAAGAAGAACGTATTACATCTGCCAGTTTAAATAAAGAATACTATGAAGAAAACCCTGGATCACGTATACGTTTGCAAGAAAGTTATGATGATGAAGCAAGTGCAAAAACAGCGATTAAGAACTTAATTAAAGAACGTTTGAAGTTGTACGTGTTTGGAAACTTATACATGCCAGATGAAATAACTACTCTGTTTTACAAACGTCTCAGTCAATTAAATAAAGCATTAAGTAACCCAAATGACTATGCTATTAATAAAAAAGACTTAGAAGAAAGTATTAATTTCTTTAATGGCTTTAACATACCTTTCTATAAACTAATAGGTTTTATGCGTAGCAGTCTTTCTATTGTGCAAGTAGTTAATGAACGTTACAGTGGTGCAAAGAATATTAACTTTAATAGTATTGATAGCGTAAAAAATGCGAGTAATATTTTACGACTGTTTTACGCTCTACGTAATCCTGACTTTAAACAAGCTTTTGATAAACGTTACAAGTCTAACAATTTATTTTTTAACTTCTTTAATAACGTTAATGCTATGGATGAAGGTTGGTTTATTGTAGATGAAGAAGGTAACCGTGTGTTTATTTCTCCAGAAGATGATGCTTCACAAGAAATTCGTGATGAAGGTTTATCTATGGAAGAAGTACAAATTGCTGTAAGTGCAGCTGGTACTAATAACAACGAAGTTATTTCAAAAACACAAGAAGAGTTAAGTAAAGATACCTACAATAAAGTTACAAACGCTTTAACAAGCAAGTTGCAATACGCAACATTCGATTCAGAGACAACAAAAGTCAATGAGTTTATTGGTAATTTAAAAACAGATATTGAATTATTATTGATTCAAAAAGAAGAAGTCATAGCTAGAATTAAAGAAATAAAGAAACTACAAGCAGATTTAAATCTTAAATCTAGTGCGCAATTAAAGCTACAAAACCCACGTGTAAAAAATGCACGTCTACAAAATAAAATTAAGAATGGTATAGGTGAACTTAACGCACTTCAAAATCGTAAACGTGCTATTGAATTAGAAATAAAAGATTTAGAAAAAGCAGTCAAAGCTGAAGAAGTCAAACTTAGTGCTGAAGAAAAATCGTTATTAAATACAGAACGTATTAAAGAATGGTACGAAAATAATGAAGATCCTATCGCTAAACTAGAAGAAGAAAATAGACAAATTGAAGAAGCTAAACAAGAGTTAAGATCTAAAGCATTAGAAAATGCGTTGATTAATAATTTAGGTGGCGGAATTTTACTGTTGCGTACAGTAGATGGCTACGGTTTAGGCGACAGCAATGTAGGTAAACCACGTTATTTAACACAAGAAGATCTTGATAGTTCTAAAGTTAGAGCTAGATTAGCTATGGCTAATGATGTTACGTTATTAACAAACATGATTAACCCTAATAACCTGGACGTAAGTTTAAAAATTGTGTATGAGTTTTTACGCACACGTCAACAAGATTATCGTTTAGTAATTGTTAAAGATCCTTATAAAGATGAAGGCGCTTATAAATCTATTGTAGACAACATTAGACGTTTTGATCCTAAAAAAGACAGTAAAGATCAATTGTATACACAGTTTACTGAAAAAGAAATCAAAGCGTTAAAGTTTAAAACGTTAGAAGAATTAGAAGCATACCAAAAAGAAGGTGGCAAGGTTGTATACAACGGTAAAGTCTATGATCAAATTGATCCGACTGTTGTATTAAAAGACAACAGAGCTTTAACTCCGACTTATAAAGAGATTAAGATTAATAGCATAGATGAATTAAGAACTCTTTATAACGCAGTTAAAGATGATGGCACTGGTGCTGTACCTATTGTAGGGTTTGTTGATCTTAATACATGGATACAAGCAATGGAAACTACTTACACTAGCCGTAGAAAACCTGCAGGTATCGAACTCTTTGCTTATAAATTACAGTTGTTATCTAAGAATATTTCTAAGTTTAGTGCGGCATTCTTATTTAGAAACTTAAATGATACAGTGTATCAGTTGTTTAGCAATGCACAAATACTTCCTAAAACAGTAGAGTCAAATGACTTTATCCATATGACGATGACTTCTTTAGAACTTATGAGTTACTATGAAAAGTATAGTGACGAACACACCGCAAGTATTATTAATATTGGTTTGCACTACGAAGATATTATTAAAGAACTAAAAAGTAAAGTACGTAATCCAAAGTTAATTGAATCTCGTTTAGGTTTAATGAAAGAAGTTTTAGAAAGTTATGTTGCTATTGGGGCAACTAAAGAAAATGAAAGCCCGCGTATTAAATATTATTTACCTATAGTAAAACGTTTATTAAAACAAATGAATTTAATAACAATAAAGAATATTGATAAATATACAAATGTGCTTTATGACGCAGCTAAGTTTGTTAGTAACATTCGTTTCGGTGAATTCATTGAACTATACGACAACCAAGAAATTAACGGCAAGTGGGTTGCAGGTTTACGCGTAGATGCAAGAGATGAAAATGGTAAAGTTCGTAAAGGACTTACTAAATTAGGCAAAGCTATTTTTGATGATAAAAACAAATGGAAGAAAACATTACTAAAACAATTAAGTGCTTTCATGAATACTGCTGCTACGTCTGACTACTTGCGTAAAGATAATTTTGAATTGTTACCAGAAGTATTTGCAAACTATAAAGGTTATGACGAAAATGATTTGTCTTCAAAATCATATGAAGAAATTAAAAAGATGATTGCAGATGCGCGTAAAGACCGTAAGTTAGCTAAAGGTTTTGGCGGACCGTTCAGAGGTTTAACAGCATCATTAATTGATGGTTATGACCGTATTAATACCTTTATTGAAAACGGTGCGCGTGTTACAAACTTTTTATACAACTTAATGATTTACAATAAATCATTTGATGAATCTGTATTAGCATCTTTACGAAGCTGGTTTAATTACGGTCTAAGATCTCCATTAGAACAACGTTTAATGGCTGACATTCCATTTATCTCTTTTCCTGTGCGTTCAATAACTAACTGGATACATCGTTTAAACAGTCCTCGTTGGTGGAGATTTATGTCTGACTTCCTTGACGGTTGGTACGGTCAATATATTGATGAAGAAGAAAAAGAATATAATGATTATATTAAATATCAAATGCGTAATGGTTGGATTCCTTTAAGTCCTACTTTTGGTATACGTTTAGGTAACGGTGCACTTGATGTAATGAATATTCTATACAATACACAAGAAGCATTTGAAGGTCGCATGTCTCCTATACTTCGTGGTGTTAAAACATTAGTAGAAAAACGAAGTGTATTTGAAGCATTAAATCAGTTAGCTTCATTAGGATTAGTTGGACGTTTAGCTAATACCGTTACAGGTGTAAGTGACATGGCGTTACAAACTAACTTACGTCAACAAGCAGCACAAGTTCCTGTAGCTAGAGAGTTATTAGAAACACGTCCAGCTTCTATCGGTACAACATTCCGTGGTTTTGCTTATGATATAAACAATTATGGTAAGTATACTCCACGGCAATATAGATACGGTAGAAATGGTAGATACGCGAAGTACGAAAATATTTATCGTGATTGGTTTAATAAGTATGGACGTATGCGTAAACCAAAAATAAATCCTTATTCATTAGTTAAAGATATTCAATGGAGACAATATGTTCGTTGGAGACAGTCAAGAAACGTAATAGGATAAAAGCCCGTCAGGTAGCCATACCTCGGATACACCAACTATAAGACGGGCATTATAGTTGACCTAAGTAAACAATCCCCCTAGAATTGTTTAGTTAGTTTAGTTGATTTAAACCATCATCTTCAAAGTCTGTTACAACTTCTTCTTGCATATCTGCATTAGCAAGATCTTCATCATCTTGTAAAGATGCTAAAGCTTCTTGATTAAAGAATGCAATAATATCATCAGTACATCCAACTTGTTCTAACTTCATTTGAAGTTCAAGAACTGTGTTAGCTGTATAAGTAATACCATTAAATGTATATGAATACATACTTATTCCTCCTTTCATTTAATAATAATTTTAATTAAAAAGTAATGAGCGTTATCAGGTATAACAAAATCATGTATAACATGAGAGTTATATTGTAAAACATCATCACTTGTTAATTCATAAACTTTACCTTGTATTTCTATTTTATTAATTTCCATTTTCAATAATACAGGATTATCTACTACTTCATAATAAGTGTAGCTTTTATCATTAATAATAAATACAACAGGTTTACTAGCGTCGTAATAAAACTTAGATACTAAATCTTTGACATTCATCTATCCTCCCTTCACCATATTTGATAGGAAGTTTTGGATTTCTTCCGGGACAGATTGTACTTCTTCATATTCAGAATCCCTTAAGTTATACCATTCAGGATCCTTCATTACAAACTCTATTAAAATATCTATTGAATTTTCTTTATGTATTTTTATAAGGTCTCCGTAATGTCTACTAATAATAGAATAACAAACATTCCACAATTTATCTAAGTCATTACCTAATACAAATTCTGTTAAAAATTTTAAATTACATTCATATTCTTTTACACTTTTTTCTATGTATTCAAATCTAGCATCAGTTTCTTTAGTTATACTATCATAAGATATAACACCTACAATACTACCTGTTGCTTGATATGCCATACTAACACCAGGTTCATAATCAGCAAACACAATATCTAAACTACGATCTTTAGATGTTAAAGCTGTCATTGTATTTATTCGATGTTTGCAATATTGAGCATAACTTATCTGTTGTTGTAATGGTATAGTTTTATCAACTAATTCAAAACTATCTTTTGTTAGATCTGTCCATTCAGTAAACGAAGATAAATTAGTAGTGAATGACCAACGACCTGTGCCACTAAAAGGTACGGAACGTTCTTTAATAAGCGATTGGTACACCGCATCAAAGTTTATGAACTGAAAACCATAATCACCAAAATTGTTTTGAAAGAATAAAACATAAGAAAGTGATTTAATTTGATCTTCAGTCCATGCACCTTTGATATCAATGACACCAGAAGCATCACTGATATTAGCCATAATTATTTAGATTGCATTTTCTTGACGTTATCAAGTAAAGCTTTTTCTAAACTAAGCATATCAGATTCTTCTAAGTCTTCCAGTTTACGACCACGTAATTCTAGTTGAACAAATGGAATCATACTATTAGCTTTAGCTACAGCACGAATACTATCAGCAATATCCGATTTAGTACGAGCAGGGATGACAGCATCTGCGCTAAATAGACTATAGATTTCTTTACCAGTATCTACGGTTGCAATCTCATACACAGGTTTTAGACCTGGTACACCTTTATCTACGATAAGGTTGTGAGATTGCTTATCAATGTTAAATACAATATCGAAATCATATTCTACGTTATCACGCAACTCAGGTTTAAGACCATAAGATTTTGGTGTAGCTTTACCATTGTCACCTGTTACTAATGCGGTATCAGTTTTAGCACGTGCTGTAGTAAAGATATGCTTTGGTGAAGTAAGAATACTATCAATCATCTTATTAAACTTAGCAGTAAAGTCTTGCCAGTTAGTATAAGAGTTACCACCAAGTTTATCTTTGGCAGCTTTTTGATCTAAGATACCACCTTCTTTAACCCAGAAATGTGTGAGTGAGTCAATAATAATAACATCAACTTGGTCCATTTCATTAAGTTGAGAAATCATATCTACTAATTTTTCTGTATAATACGGTGGATCAATACGAAGATAATTATATAAACCAATCTTATTGTATAAAGCACCACGACCAAACTCAGTGTCAATCATAACAATGTGTTTGTATGCATCAGCTTCACTGCAGTTACGAATTTTCATAACTAAACCTACAGCTAAGTACAATGAAGATAATGTTTTACCACTATACGTTGGACCATAAGATAAAACTTTAAGTGGTTTTAATACTTTAGTTGCGGCTTGTAATATTAAGGCCATGTTAGTTCTCCTTTAAGGCATACTATTTATAGCGGTATGCCAGCGCTGTTATTTTAACGTCGTCGAAGTTCAGCTTTAATACCATCTTTAGTGGTAGATTCTTTCATAAAGTCTTTAATATCTTGACCTTGTTGTTCAAGATATTCTTTAACTTTATTACTATCTAAAGTAGTACGTTGTTGAGGATGTACATATATCAATCGATAATCATCATTAGCAAATGTATAATCATTTGATTGAACCATACGTTCTTTAGCTTTTTCTAATAACAAATCTAATTCATCTTGAAGACGGCTAACAATTTCTTTATGTGATGCAATTTCTGCAAGCACTTGACCAATCAATTGTTCATCTGAACCAGCAACAATTTTATTAGGTTTAACATAATTAAATGTTGGTTCATCTTTTAGATTTGCTTCAAGCAATGCTTCGACTTGATCGAACTCTACAAGATAGATATCTTTAACATATAACTTACTGGTTGTATAATGGAACACTTTAAGTTTATTAAAGTAATAGTTCATTACGTCACCACCAGATAAGATATAGTTATAGATACTTAGCTGCCATGATACTGCATCTAAATGTAAAGTAGATGTAGTCTTGAAGTCAGCAATAACTTTATCAATACCATCAACATATTGAAAGTCAACAGTACCTGCTATCTTATACTTATCATTAAAGACAAGTTGTTCGGATTGTGCTGTGGCTAAATCAATACCACGTGTAGTTACATAGTTATGTAAAAGATCTACTTCGCTAGTTATATTAAGCTCACTTCGATCTCCTTTAACATATGATTCTAAACTTGCGTGGGTTGCTTTACCACGGTTAGCTGCTTTAGTTAATACATCTTTTGGTATCCCATCATAGTCTACCGATAGGTTGTACTTTTTAAGCAGCTGAGTTACGCTTGTATACTTTTCATTGTTATGAGTATACTCATGTGTGTCTGCATTAAATTCCATGCCATTCATCCTTTTCTGACCATTTGGTCGTTGTATATTCTACGTCACTGATAATATCTATAGCACTCATACTATGTGTCATAATCTTTTGGATGTCTTTTACTTCTTGATGCAACTGGGTTTCATTTACATTACCGCAAACAAAACCAATTTCATCATGAACAGTAATCATAAACTTCCAATGAGGTTTATCTTTAATGTAGTTAAAAATTTCTCTAAGCTTAAGTAACAGTATGTCAGCACCACTGCCTTGGACTAACCAGTTTTGCAACTGATGTTTATTACGACTATAGTATCTACGTAACAATAAGTTAGGAACATTGTCAGTAATATACACACGTCGTTTAATCCAATTACCAAAAGCTACAACACCTGCGAAAGCTTTCTTATAACCATTGACAAGTGCTTGTGCAGTAGGAAAATCTACCTTCAATGCTTGTTGTATTTTAGGTGCAGCTGCGCCATAGTTAACTGCAAAGTTAGTACGCTTACCAAGTTGACGATAGTTACTCCAATCAGGATGTCTTTCATCTACAGTTGGAAATGCGTTCTTAGCAGTCAGTGCATGTAAGTCAGTTGGCTTCCATTGTACATCTGGACTTTCTTCGAGATAATAATTACCATCTCGTTGTATGCATTTGTACGGTGTAAAAGCACGAGCCATATTAATGTCTGGTTCACCATTGACAATGCTAGTCCATTCACATTGAAGTCGTAGTTCCATTTGACTATAGTCAAAGTAGAACATGTACTTATCTTGTTTAGGTACAACAAACCAGCTACGAATATTAACTTCATATCCATCAGCTAGTGCAATTGCTTCTTTAGGAAACTGTTGAAAGTCAGATGACAATCTACCTGTTACAGTACCTGCTAAATTATATTGTGTAAAGACACGGTATTCTCCATTAACTTCTGTAAGTTTATCAAGGATAGATCTTACATATGTATTGAGATACTTGTCTAACTTAGCAATATAGTTTGCAGCTTTAGCAGCAGGAGATAGTAATTCTATTTCACTACGAGTTTCTTTATCAGAGCTATTGAGTTCCATACCTGATTCGTATTCGTACAATTCTTTAAGCTTTGCGTGTTGACCAATAGATAGTTCTGTGTTAGTACGAGGATCAATGATCTTTGTTTTATCTAATTCAGATACAATCTTGGCACGATCTTGTAGTACTTGTTTAACATCAACAGTAAGACCGTGACGTTCCATTACAACAAGCGGCATAATTGCTTGGCTAATTCTACGAAGTGTATCGACTTGATCTAGTTTAACTAAACGTGCATACCACAATCTAAGTAAGCCGTGTGTAAGTTTAATATCTGTTAGACCATATGTTACAACGTTAGAACATTGTTCATAAGTTGGTTCAGGATTATTTTTTAAGAATGTCTTACGAGCTTGAGTAAGTTGTGGATACAAGTGAAATACTTTATTCCAATTCAAATAGACTTCATTAAGAATTCTTGTTTGTGTTGTTTGGTTTTGTTTATTATCCCAAAGTCCTTGACTAATAAAGTAATCTTTCATTTGTTGTTTGTGTTTAGATACAAGTCCACTGAGTTCCATTTTTAAAGCACGTTCTTCTTTGTTTGCATCGATACCTAAGTAACGAACACTCAATTGTTTTAGTGCTACTGAAAATGTTTTATCAGTTTGTGTATCATGATCTACGACAAGACGTGCCATCACGGCAGTATCAATGTAGTTTTTGTTATGAAATAATTCAATATCAAATCCATCATTGATTGCCATGTGAATATCAAACTTAATGTTGTGTCCAACAATTGTAGGAACATTTTTTAAGTGTTGATGAAATACATCACGGCTTACTTTATCAGTAACATGAAACCATTTAGATTCTATAAGTTGAAGATGTTCATCTACTAACCCATATTGAAACATAAATGGTTTGTCTTTAACGATATTGAGACCTGTGGTTTCAGTATCGAAGATAAGATATTTGACCATGCAGGTCTCCCTTCATTTTAATTTTACCAAGTTACTATATTGCATTCTGAATTTTTCTTGGCATAATTCAAAAGCATAATCGTCATAGCTTTCTTTAAGCAACAATACATTGATTGTTACTTGTCTTGTTTGTCCTCTTCTACAGACGCGTGCATTTGTTTGAATCCACTTTTCTGTATCCCATATAGGACTGAACCAAAAGATATCTTGACAATCACTATACTGTAGATTGAGTCCGTGTGCTGCACTGAATGGACTAAGAATACCAACTTTAATTTTGTTAGCATTCCAATCTTCGAAGTCTTGTTTGTCAGATAGCAATCTTGCTCCAGGTATTTTTAACAACTCTTCTTTATCAAACAAGTACGTGTATGTAACAAGTACTGGTGTTTGTATTGTAGCTAAGCGTTGTTGTAATACCATCATCTTCAAGTTATTAATATGAACAACTTGATCTTGATTATAAACATTGCCACTAGCGATCTGATTAATCTTACCAATTAACTGTGTCTTGCTAAAAGCAATTAAGTTATTACCGTTATTCAATTGAACAATGAAATCATTCTTAAATTGTTGTAACAATTCTTGAGTAGCTTGGTCAGGCTTAATCAAAATCTTTTTAATAATAGGTTCTGGAAACAGTGCTTGATCAGGTTCAGGTATACTTGTTGATACGTCTTTGATAAGACTTAGCACATGATTAGTTGCTTCAACAGAATACTGATAACGGTTTTGTCCGTTAAATAATGGAACAGCTATCGCATAGTTATTGCGAAACTCTGTAATGTTTTTACCTAACCGTTGGCCCCCATCTAATAAATAGATAGGAGCCCAGATGTCTTCAATGTTTTTTGGTGTAGGAGTTGCGGATAAAATCATAACGTTCTTCATTTGATGTGCCCATTTTTTAATGAGTTTAAATCTTTGCGAACGATAATTTTTGAACAAGCTTACTTCATCTATGATAAGTAGATCAAATCGTTTGATAAGATCTTGTTCATCATAGTGAAGTTTAATGCCATGCTTTGTGTAAGATTTACGCTTGACGTTTGTTGTATGACTGATGTACCAGTCCAACATTTCGGTATTCATACCTAGGATGTCGTAATCTTTATTCACAATATCTAGTCTATCTTGTTCTTTGATTTTACCTGTAATGTACCCATAACTTATTTGTCCTGGATACCATTTCTCAATCTCACTACCCCATGAAGATTCAATAACATTCTTAGTACTAATAAGTAATGTTCTTGGCTTGGTAGGAGCAGCCATTATTTTATCAAGACACATTTTTGTTTTGCCATAACCTGTGTACAACAGGTAAGCGTGTTTCATAATGTGTTATTTAGAATGGTAATTCTACTTCTTCAGATTCAATCGTAGTTGTTTCTAACACAGGTTTATCTTTAAAGGATAATCCGTGTTGAGTTTTACCAGCGTTCTTACCAGTCTTAGAAACATAGTTATAGATAGTAACTTTGAAGGTAGAACCGATAGCACTATTGGCAATTTCTAATAAGGTGGTGTCATCTTTAACAGGGATAGTAGCAAGTGCTTTAATCCAGTTAACAAGATTACCATCAAGTTCAGTTGTGCCACGTAAGTAGTAGTTGTAAAAGAAGTTAAACTTTTTCTTATTAATTTCTAACGAAATGTATTGATAAGTTTCTTCTTCGGTAAAGCCAAGAACTTTAGCAAGGTAAGTACCAGGTGCTAAAACTTCGTTAATAATACTGGTTGCTACTTTAGCAGTAGCTGCGTCTTTACTTAGAATGTCTTTTAATGAGGGTTTGTTCATTTTATTCTCCTTTCCCATCATCGAGCAATTGTTTAAGTTCATTGAGTTCGTCAGGTGTAAGTCCTTCAATGATTTTGACCAGCTTAGATTTTTTCATCGCTGGTGTCGGCACAAACACAGGTGTATCTTTAATCAATTGATAAAGATCCTTTACTGTTTTGTTATGTTTCATAAAGTAATCGTTGAGATCTCCTTTGTCTTCAAGACCAAGATCAACAACCTTTACTGTACAACCATAACGTTCAGTTAGATTTTGTGCATCTTGTATTGCACCTTCTCTACCTGGATCGTCACAATCGTAGATAAGTACGACCTTCTTATTTTGCATAGGTATTCCACCCATGATATAAGATCGTGCACCACCTAGTTTTGCAACTGCATGTTTAATACCCATAGACTGGGCAGTTAACATATCTTTTTCACCTTCACATACGACAATCGTATCGAAGTTATGAAGTGTGTCCATTGGTGTTACCATACCTGCAATGACACCGCCTTGATATTTATATTTATCAGCGCTTGCATTGTGGTTAGATAAGCTTGGATGGTTAAACCAAGTCGCACCAATTTGTACACCGTTCCATTGATGACCGTAAATTAATTTACCTGTACCGGCACAGAAGAAGTTAGTGTTAATAACTTCCTCTGATAAACCGATGCTTGTTAAATACTTACGTTGTTCATCTGTCAATGGATTCTTTTGGTAGGTATATGTCTCTGCTTTTTCTAAAGCATTACGTATACGTTCAGCATGTTTAATACTGACACCAAAATACTTAGCAATAAAACCTTTTTCATCATGAGCAGATACACCACATGCAAGACAATGGTACTGAAGTTCAGGACCAATACCTGCAGAGGCGCGACTATCATCATGAAAAACACATTGAACTTGACCGGAGTCAGTTCCAAATACTAATTGATAGATATTCATTAAGTATATTATACTCCTTTCTTACACGTTTATCTATCTAAATTAATCGAAGCCAACACATTATTTATGTTATGGATGTCTTTAATATCATTGATATTTATACCGTGTAATCGTTGATCGAAATCACCTTTGACAGCTATGACAAATACATTTTTAAGTAAAGCAAAAATGTTTTCACGATGCATAAGACTGTTCAAGTCACCATCAGTGATGATGATGTTCAACCATTTATCAGATAGTTGTTGTGTTATGACATCGGCAATAGCGTCACTGTTAGTACCGCCTCCAAATTGTTGGAAGATTTCATTCTTTTGATACTCATCAGGTGCTTCATCACTATCTTTCCAGGGTAGATAATCTATTTTGACAATGCTTATTTCACCACTAGAATACAAATAGTAATCAACTTCAACAGGAATTTCTTTTAATAAATTCTCTGTTACATAATGCATAAGTTCATGCACATCACCTTGCGTACTTCCTGATATATCTCTAAAGATATTAACATTCATATACGTATGATCTTTCTTTAAGAATAAATTTTGATCAATAAGACGATGAGGATTAAAGAAGTTAACAACTTGAGGACGTGGTTGTATAATAGACGAATCACTGTAGCGTCCATTAAATAAACCAGAAATGGTTGAAGCTTGTGTATTGACTTGCATCATTTCGATTTGCTTATCAATCATTTTATTTTCATAAACAAGTTCTTCTTTAAGTAATTCTGTTTTACTATCAATGTGTAATACAGGTACGTGACTATCTATCTTTACGTTAGCTACTACACGTGAGTGGTCATCATATGTACCACCTGGTTCTCGTAAAGTATTTTTGTCACCTAACATTTTGGTTACAGCTTTCATAAACTTTTCAGTTACTTTATCTACATCTTTTTTATTTGATTCTTCAAGATGTTGATTAGGATTTTTAAGCGGTGGTTGTGCATGCTTAGGTAATATACCTTTGTTAACACACCAATTAAAGAACTCAATAATTTTAGTAGCAAATTTTGTTTCATTTGTTGGTGTAATAGTAAGTGTGGATATCACACCATTACCGAAACGTGTTCTATCTGTATCACGTAACTTTAATAATTCTTTAATAAAATTTAAGAACACAAGTTGATCGTTATACATTAATCCTGGTGTCGGTGCTCCATTGACATAGTAATAATTAAATGCGTATTCAATTTTAGTTATGTCATATTCAGGAGGTAACTTTTTAATACAGTTAATTACATCCGTAAGATACGAATGTTCTTTAACAATACGATCTTCGATATAAAAATCTTCGATCCAGTTAATGAGGTGATGATACGCAGGATTCCATGTTAATGGTCCTGACTTAATCTTTTCCCACGAATCCATAAAAGTAAATAAGTATTTACTATAGAGGTGGTGCCCTAGTTCATGGTAATAAACCAAGAACCGGGGCAAACCAAGATTACCAAATGCATCTAACAACGCAGAGCTTAAGGTGATTTTATCACCATCATAATAGTTAGTACCTTTATCTTCTTCATTTATTTCAACATTAATTAGTCTGTCTTTAGAATAAAAACTGTTGGTAATAAATGTTAAGACTTGAGCGTAAGCTTGCTTTGTTATATCTGTCATTAGTCTGTACTGTCATGAGAATAGTGACGAAGGAATAATCCTTGGTCAGATTCCCAGATGTCCCATATATCAATGTAACCAATGTGACGTGGTGTATCATCAATACCGACTACGAATATAACTTTCTTTAATCCTGTTAGATCTTTACGTTCAACAGGATTGTTAGCAAACTTACGTACGTCGTGACGGTTTGTTTTCAAAAACAAATACTCATCACGAGTAATCGGATAAAATAATTCTTCATCCATAATTTTTCTCCTATAGTTTTGTTAAAACATCTTGCATTTGCAGCGTGTCCAAGATGGCAGGGTCAGTCCTTGTCATCATGCATAAACCATATAAATGATTTTTAACACGTTCTAATGTTTTACCATGAAGGATTTTAATTTGTCGTGTGCCAAAGATATTAGTTAAACCAATAATCTTATAGACATTAAACAGTTTATTAATCCATTCAACATCGACATTAGTCCATTGTGCGATTGTCGTTATAGGTGTTGGATCGAACCAACGTAACTCAACACGCGACAAGATTGCATCTGGAACGACAGAGATACCTTTGTCTTTGTCATTCAATGTAAGAATGAATTTGCAATTCATATTCTTTTGATAGACTTTACCGCGGTATTCAAATGTCGTTGATGTGTCGTCAAGAATTGGTTGGAACGTCTTCATGACACCTGTCATGAGTGTGTTGAACTCATCGAAGATAATAATGTAACGATTCTTTTCAGGATCAGACATTGCTTTAATAGCTAATGATTCTTCGAAGACAGGTTTACCGTCGTTGAGTTTGAAATCTTCTAACAAAGTTTCAAGGTTAAGATTATCACGACACATTTTAAACAGTGGGACAATGCCACATTGTTTAGCAATGTCTTCGGCAAGGTATGTCTTACCGGTGTCTGGTTGACCTACGAACATCATAGCTCGTGGTAATGTAGAGAACATATCATTAGCTTCAACTGCTTTCGCTTGTTCTGCATTGATGATAAGTTTTTCATAGGCCAATGCTGTTTCGTCTGGCGTAGTAATTGGCACTACAATTTTTTCAGTAAGCGTATCGGTATAATAACGATAGCCATCTGAAGATACAACTTTAACAATTTTATTGTTAATGTCTTGGCGCATGCGCGCTACGATTTCTTGAATTGTCATTCGCTTAATCCTATGTTTAGATCTAATTGATCTTGTGCGTCTTGTTCTATCATAATTGCTAACTCAGTTAAATTATTACTGAGTTCTAAAATGCGAAGCACTTTATTATGGAGTGCTTGTTGCATTGGCATAGACAACATACGAAACTCTGTAAGTTCATCAGTAACTAAATTAAGAATCGTATTTCTTAAAGACAATATTTTGTCTGCTAATTGTGCCATTGTTAATATCCCTTTCTAGTTCACGCCAAGTGTAATGCTTGGGTCGTGACATTTTTATATAACAAATTTGCTTATTGTTTTTATCAAACAAATACATACGTTCTAATTCTTTTACGTATGTTCGATTATATACTTTATGTCCGTTAAGAATAAAGTAATAATCAGTCCACTTTAGGCCCATGTTCGTTGATTACAATGAAGCGATCAACATCTGGTAATACTGCTAAACCACCCCATGTACCATGGAGTTGACCAGCATCATCTACTATAGTAACTATACCTTGGCGACCTGTATAATGAGGTTCGTCTTTCATGTAAACTATTTGAATTAGTTTACCTATTAGATGGTGTTTCATGTTTCTCCTTTGTAATAATTGCTGATTCAATATCAGCTAAAAGTATTTCAAGTACACGTAGTACTTGTTTATCATGTGTTTTCTGAGAGCTATATCGTTTGACATAGCTCTTCAGAATTTTGTACATCATTCTTAGTTCCATAATTCTCCTAGGGGAGTTGCACCCCATCATTCTGTCGCTGTAGTAGGGATTACATTGTGACACTCCGGTTGAAAAAAGGAGCACAATAACCTGAAGGACTATAGGTAGCTGGTGAAAAATTATTTCATTAGAACTAATTCTGATTCCAGTTCTTCGATGGTGTTAAACATAAAAGTGTTACCTGGATGTATGTAACTTTGAATTATAAATCCAAAGCTAGTTCTTTCTAGATAAACTTCTAAATTATTAGGCAGCTGTACTACAACTGCTCCTTCATGAAATTCACGTTTTATAACACCGTGTTTTTCAGCCATTTCTTTTATTGTCATATTACCACCATGGATGATAGTAAAATCGTTCACCTTTAACTTTGTTTGACAAAGCTTCGGTTAAAATTTCTAACGTATCATTAATATCATGAAGATAATTTTCAGTGTATTCTGTACTCCCAAAGAAGAAACCTTCTTGGGTTGGTAGAAATCTTTCTGCAACAGTAGTATTTAGAAAGACAGGAACGTATTCCTTTTCTTCGAATAGTTCTCCGTTACGAATACCTCTTCCAACGATTATTTCTTTTTGGGTGGTACCAAAGGCGATCAGTGAATCTTTCACCATGACACAGTAATCAAATAACTTTTCCAACACTTTAAGTGGTACTGGGTTATTGTGAGCATTGTCACAGGTTTTAAGTTCACGTTCAAAGAATCCGTGGATATGATTAGCCTTACGCCAATACCCTAATTCTTTGCGTTTGTTTGAAAACAAATACATATCAAGTCCCATTTTATTCTCCTTCTATTAAACGGACAGGTCGTTTAATTTTTTTAATAAGAACATTTTGAATCTTAGGCATAAGTTCTAAAGGAATAAATTCTGAACTTGTGTCTTCGATTGTTAATCCATCTACAAAACGTTGACTAATCCAAGCTGATGCTTCTTTTTTAGTATCTGCATGAACACGGACAGTAACGTTCATACTTACGACAACGTCAAAAATTTTATCCATAATTTTCCTTTTAAGTGTGGATGACCCATGTTTTTCTAGGGGGAAAGGGAAGGGTTTTACGCTCTCGCAACCACATTATTTAATTTAATACATCAGGCATTTTATCAAAGTCAAAATTTTCTTGATAGTGACGCATTAATTTGCGTACATCATTTTCATTTTCGATATGATCTAATTCGAAATTTTGATTAACTTTGAGTAACCCAACTGGTTTGTTTATGGCAAGTGCATAGCCTAATGCAATGGATGTATAGTCTTCTTTAATATCATCAATGATGATACCTTTGGACACCCCAACTAATAATCGGGATGCCCATGCTTGAGAATCCATTACATTGCTAACTTTGTCATAGTATTCAGATAACATTAATTGAGAATCTAATTTGCAGTCTTTGATACCATCATTATAAATGACGATTTGTTTACCATCATAATTATCAAACGAAAGATGTGCCGTTGAATATGGCATATTTTCAACATTAAAAGGTAATTTCAAATTGTTACCAGTAATGCCTAATATGTAATTATTAGTTAATAAACCAAGATTACCTTTGTAGAATAAAACAAATGGTGGTTTATACACTTGTTTATATTCATCAGGGTAACCTGAATCAATAATGGTGACGCACTTGACATGTTCTTCTACAGATTTAACTGTATCAAGAACTTTATCTTTATCGATAGCTTCTTTGTTTTTAATCGCTTCATAAATACGATTCCAGTCACCATTATATTTGGTGGCTAAATAGATCATGATATCACGGCCTTTAAGTTCCATGTTACATGCTCCTTAGTTCAGCATAAAGCTGATCGATAATTTTTTGAACCGGTTCTTCATAGCGTATAACTTTGAGATCACGAATTTTATTTCGTGCTGAAGTTAATGCTTGAAGAATTTCAAACAGAACATAATCTGGTTCAGGACGTTCTGCGTATTTAACTTGTAACTTTTTCATTAAGTTCCTTTCATTTTAAGAACTGTGAATTACTCAGGATCACTGAGGTATTCCGGCCAATACAAATCGGGGGGCGAATGTATTTGCGGGTTTCTTATATACTCCGTCGAGTATAAGATTGTTCACAGCGGGAAAAATATACTGTACCCTCAACCTTTTTGGGAGGCCTCACACTCAGTATATTTTTATAGACAGTCAAACCCTAAGCATTATATTTGGCTAATGCTTTTGCCATGGCATATTCATGATCGAAGCCTTCGTTGAGTAGTTCATATACTTCATCGTATATGTCCCACACACGATCAGAAGCTTCGGCACGTTTAATGAACTTTTCTGGGTCCATGTTCTATTTCTCCAGTTTCGTCATTGTAAACGTACGGTGTATTTACATGAAAGTAAATGTCACCATCTTTTTCATCTTGAGCGAATTTATTTAATCGTGTAACATGGTTTTCAATGTCATCACCATTAAATAATGTAGCATCAATGTCATGTTCAACATGCATAACACCAACACTTTGTTCAACTTCATTACGTTCTAAACGAACATAATGTTCTTTACCACCTTCGTGGCGTACCATGATTTGGTACAATTTAATTGTAGGCATGTTTTTATCCTCCTTATGGATATGTCCCGGTTTATGGTTGACCGGGAACCTTATAACGATTAGCAAATTGATGGATACGTTTTAAATACTTTGAATAGTTTAAGGCTTTGCGCCAATTATCAAAGTATTCATAGGTAACCCATTTTTTGGTCTTTCGACCAACAGCAAACCAATTCATATTAACCTTTAAAGGGTGGACGTTGTTCCATCCCTATTAATTTACCATTATGAAGTGGTTGAACAAGTACAGACTTTTTAGAATAAACTTTAGCTTTTTTACGCATAATAATTTCCTCCTTTTATTATGATTAAAATTTTTGAACTATTTTAAAGTCTTTTTTACTATGAATACTAAAGAATTTCTTCTTTTCATATTCGGTAAACAAATGGGCTTCAGGACCAATTTCATATAAAGTATATGAGCGTCCTTTAATATAACTACGTTTAGTGTAGAATATATTAACAAATAGATTAGGCCTGTCGACTGGAGCGATAACGAATAATTTATACATATTTAATTCTTTCCCTCCAATAAATATGAATACTAGTTTTAAGGCAATGAAACTAGTGAAACCAGAACTGGGTACATCCCAGTATATGCTTTAAGCGTATGAGGTTATCATACTATGTACGGTGGGTTCGCTTGCGAAATTGAATGAAATAAAGAAGGCCCGAAGGCCTTCATTTATTTCGAATCCGGAACGTCGGCGATTTCGGATTCCAAATATGCGATGGGTGTAGCATCGCTTATTTTCTTACCTAAATCCGACGTTGCAAACAAGGCGGTTACGGGGAAGCCTCGGGACGAGACAAGTGAATCAATTCGACCGGTAGACTTACCGGTTTTCGAATTGTATCCTTCACGCGCGTGAACCGTATTCACATCAACGACAGTACGTGCAATTACCTTTTTCATAGGTGAAGCAATTCCTCCTTTCTTGTGAGGGTATGGGCTAGAATTAATGATGTGGCCGTTAAGGAGCGAAGCGACAGGCTTCAAGCAAGTTAGGTAGTCGCACTGGGAGTGTGAGCGAGCGGGGCGGTGATTATTTGGTATGTGGGATGGGTATGGTCATGTAGGTCTAAGGTATTTACAAATAGAGGTACTCGAAGAAACTTATGAATCAAGGTAAGGGTAACGCGAGGGTCAGCCGAGTATACACAAAGTGCGTGATACGCCTGCTTAATGCAGGTTATCGGCTGTGGCGCGCAGAAGGGGAGATACCTAAAGGTATGACGTTTTTACGGTGTACCTATTGTTTCGGTACCTATAGGGGGTATAGGGGTGGGGGTGGTTCTTAAAATGAAATGTGCGGTGGGGGTATAATATATATAAATATATATTAGTGACCAATTTCCCAATGCAAAAAGTAGTATAACTTTCCACCAAAGTAGTATACCTCACAAAGGAAACATACCGTGTTTATCGGACAAAGTAGTATATGTAGTATATGTAGTATATGTTACAACAAATTATTAAAGAGGCTTCTTATATATATATAGTATCTAACAT